GCTTATTTGTGCTGCACTTCTTTCTCCCCACCTTCTGCCAAATTTCCTTGCAGCAAGTCCCATTTGGGGCTTGACTTTTTATTTGCAGGCTTTCATGGCTTCATATTCGTCCTTCGGATAAGCCGTAAATTGTACCATACCGTTTTCATCTTTGAATCGCTGCACCACAACAGGAGCCTCTATATTCCAACTGTCGGCGATACTGCTTGGCAGGAAAATGCCTTTACAGGAGGATGCTCGCTTTTTGATGTTTGTGCTGCAAACCCAATATTCATCTCGACCGTTATTGCACCATTTGTGGTGTAGTACTGCACCGCAGTGAGGGCAGTATAAAAGGCCGGTCAGCGGATAACGTCCAACATGTTCATGATGCGCAGACGCTGCTTTTCGTCGCTCCTTTGCCTCTGCGATGCCAGCAGAACGCGCTGCTAAGATTTGCTGTACTCGTTCCCATTGCTCCGAAGATATAATGGCCTCATGATCGTCATGAACATACCAACTTTGTACCTGCCCTTCATTACGGCAAGTCTGCCGATTCTCGTCCTTATAGCTTTTTTGTAAAAGAAGATCGCCTTTATACATCACGTTGTGAAGCATATCGGCGATCTGACCATCATTCCAGAGCGTCCCTGTGGGAGAAGGAATACCAATCTTATTCAGTTTTGCTCTAATCTTGGAGTACCAGACGCCCTGCTCTGCTAAATCATAAATCATTCTTACAGTATCAGCACATTTCTCATCAACGACAATGCCGCCATCCTTAGCTGGCCGAAACCCATAAGTGGTTCTTGTCCGGGGAGATGGAATACCCTTTTCGAAGCGGTGTCTAATAGCCATCTTCATCAAATCCCTACCCGAATCACTCTCTCCCTGTGCAAAAGCCGCCTTGATGGAAAGCATCAGCTCGCCGCTTACAGTGAGTGTATTGATCTTCTGAAGTTCAAAATATACCCCGATGCCGAGGCTTTTCAGTTCTCTCGTCGCCTTGAGAAGCGTTTCTGTGTTCCTCGCAAACCGCGAAACACTTTTCACTAAGATGAAATCCAGTTTACCGGCCCGTGCATCTTTCATCATAGATTGAAAACCGGGACGCTTGTTTTGAAAGCCGCTGATACCATTATCAACATATAGTCCCACGAATTCCCATTCCTGCTTACTGGTAATGAGCGTTTGAAAGTGATCCATCTGTGCTTCCAGCGATTCCTCAAGTTCCTCAGTAGCTGCCGAAACGCGAACATACGCGCATACCCTTAGACGTTTTGGTGCAGCGTCCTTCTTGGGCTTAATAACCTTAATCCGCATCAGAATCCTCCTTTTCAATTATTGTGTTATATCAATCACTCTGAAGCGGCGATAAGTCAAGCGATTCAAAGATAATTCTTCTTTCTGGAAGTATCGCCTGTAGTAAAAAAGAAAGAGGCCGGTTTGCACCAGCCTCAGCTATCAGATGATTTTTGCGAGTTTTCCGGACACCCAGCCCACGCGAGAGCCAATGACAATCGCGTGCCATCCATTCTGCGCGGTCGCTACCAACGGGAAGGTACTACCCGGCGCAACAGTGGAAAGGCGCTCATACTCCGTCCCGTTGCCGCTGCGGACGTTTACCTTGCCGCCTTCTGAGACGATCACCACTGTCGTACCAACCGGAGCAGGTTCGTCCGGCACGGTCTGTTCTGGTGTGTCAGGCTGTCCGTCATCATCCGCAACAGCGTCCATCAGTACAGCGTGCGTCTTGTCGCCATACTTGCCGTCCGCTTCCAGACCGGCTTTCTTCTGGAATGCCTGCAGGGCCTTTTCCGTTTCAGCACCAAACTCAGAATCTGCGCCATATTTGGGCAGCGCATAGCCCAACTGCATCAACAGCTCCTGCAGGGCTTTTACATCAGAACCGACCATGCCGCGTTTCAACAGGCGGCTTCCAAGCGCAATCTCCGGTACAGGAACATCTGCGGCAGCTTCTCCGTACTGAATGAAAGGCAGCTTGTACCAGTACTTCCACTTGCGTTCCTTGACCTTTGTGCGCACACAACCGTAACTGAAGCCGCGCCATTCCACAGCATAGCCGTTGCCAACGTAGTAACCCACATGGCCATCCGTGTGTAGTGCCAGACCGATGATCTCCGGCAGCGAGTCAATCGTGCCCCAATCCATGCCCTTGGATTTCGCCCACGCGAACATGGAATTGGCACCCTTGTCGGGGCAGCCGTTTGCGCCGTACTTGTTGGGAACAGCACTGTCCGTGCCGATTGCATCCAGCATAGCCTGACCGCCGTTCGTCCATGCATATCCTTTTGCGCCACCGATGCAATCACAAACCACCTTCTTGTCTCGGATATCCTGCTTGTATCGGCTCATGCGGGACGAAGTATAATGGGACGGATATTGCTTGCCCTTTCGACTCAAAAGACTGGTCGTGGCCTTGTAGCCGCATGTGCCGTACCAATAAGGCTGGCCTACCATCTTCAGACAGTATGCCGCAAAGTGTTCATTGGTAAAAGGCGTATTGATTCGTTCGCTCATTCCTGCTCATCCTCCTGTGTTTCGTCCTTTTTCTCATCAGTGCGCCCGTGCAGCTGCGCGAGCACATCTTTCATCTTGTCGGGAATGGGCAGCCCGATATGGGCCGCATTCTCCAGCAGGGACAGTCCTTCATTAGACAGGTAAAAGCAGATTACGGCGCTGCGCAGCGCGGAACCGGTGCCCACAATGTGAATGTCCACCACGTTGGCCACGCCCACCAGCATCAGGATCAGCACCTTCTTGCAGATGCCCTTGAAGCCCACGGTGCTGGACAGCTTCTTGTCGATCACTGCGCACATCAGGCCCGTGATGTAATCCAGCACCATGAAAACGATCAGCGCGATCATCAGTCCGTCCATGCCTCCAAGAAAATACCCCAGCCAGCCGCCAATCGCAGCGACGGCCATCTGAATCTTCGCCCAGACGATGTCAATGGAAAAGTTTCTCATTTCAGTAATCCTCCGTTTGTTTGATTGCATTAAAAAAACAGCCGCTGTTAGCGACCGCTCATGCCTGTTTCTGCCATCCTATGGGATAATCCGCCGGGCTCCATACACAGTGCGGCAACCGGCAGATATAATGAACGCCATTGAATGTCACCTTGTCGCCCACCTGGTAGGCCGTTCCCGCGCCGGTTGGCTGCACGAATTCGGGCCATTCGTCCTCGGTGGGCGGCGAGATGCTCTGCTGCAGTGCGCGAACCGCTGCCCACAGGGCATTGATCTCCCCGGCATAGTCGTAGTCTGCCGTCGCGCCTTCGCGGGCCGCCTGCGCAAGCTCCTGCCGCTCGTCGTCGGTCAGCTTGCCCTCGATGTGGTACTGGTCGATGCAGGTCAGCAGCGATTTCAGGTCGTACTCCCTGCGCTGAATGACCTGTTCAAAGAGTTCTTTCAAAGAATCACCTCCGTCAGACGCGCACCCATGCGCCGCCTGAATTGTAGTAAGGAACCACCTGCACCCACGCGCCGTTTAGCCGGTACCAGACCGTACATTGCCGCCATGTGCTGCCGTCCCGGTACCAGACCACCGCGTCAATGAAGCTTACTGAAATTGTGCAGCTGGTGACGCGGGCATAGTTGCTGGAATAACCGCTGCTGGACGAGGTTTCCCCGTTGTACAGCACCAGAGCGGAATTGCCCGCCTCGAAGTATGCCTTCATCGCCGCAAACAGCGCGGCGTTGCTGGAAGCGTTCAGGGTGTGCGTGACGGTATTCGAGTAGAATTTGCCGGTCAGCGTGCCCAGCGTTGCGCCCACCTGCGCGGAACCGCGAACGCCGGTGTTCAGGCTCTGATAGTTGGCCTGACAGAAGGTCAGCTTTTTGGAGGATGAACCGGAACCCGCGCCGGAGGACGTAATCGTCAGGGTAATGCTCTGAATGAGTTTTCCCTTGAGCGCCGCGCCCGCACCGCTGAAAACCATCACGCCCACGCGGGATTTCGCGGCAGTCGTGCCCTGATATGCGCCCTGACACGCGCCGCTGCTGCTGCCTGTGCTCCAAGAGGAAGAGCCATACTGCGCATAGCCGATGGTCGAACTGCTGTTGGTCGTTGCCGAAAATGTGCCCATGCCGTTACCTCATCAGACCGGCACAAGGCAGATCTGCCCGTCCGTACCGCTGCTGGGAAGCGACGCGGAATAGAAGATTCCGAGATTGGACAACGCAGCCTTAGCGGATGAAGCGCCCGTGCCACCGTTGGCCAGCGGAATGGGCGTTGTCATACCCGCGTGGAACAGGCGGTAGGAAGCCCATGTTCCGCCCGTGCAGGTGCGCAGCAGTACGGCAAAATCCAGACTCGCCTGATACGCCGCGTTGCGCACTTCCAGCATCCGGCGGTTGTTGCCTGTGCCGTCCTCCCACGAGGAAAAGGAGGACGCGCCGACGTATGATCCTTCGAAAACCGTGCGGTTGGTCGTGCTGTTGTAGGTGGGCAGCAGGTACAGCGACGGGTACAGATAGCCCGAAATGGCAAGGTTGCCGGTCATGGTATCACCGGATTTCTTCACGGCTCCCAGCTTCGTGCAGGCGGCGGACGCGGTTTCAGCGCCTGTGCCGCCCTGATCCACGCCCAGCGGCTCGGAGAGCAGCAGCGGCCAGCCGAATTCCACTTTGCCAGCGTTCTCCGCGACCTTGCCGAAGGCGATGCCGGAGCCGTCCTTATAGAAATCCATCATGACCTGCTTTGTGCCGATGGACACCGTCTGTTCAATATAGTAGAAAACATCCTGCACACGGATTTTGATATCGTAGCTGCTCAGCGCGTCGAAGGTCGGAGAAAGCAGCCGGTTCGTCGCGGTAATGACGTAGTCGCTGGGGCTGAGCGTCACGGCGGAAACCCACGATTCCGCGCTGCTGAGCTTGTAGTACACCGTGCAGGCCAGCGTATTCTTGCCGCCCACGGACGAGCCGCTTGCCTTGGCCGAAATGCGTACCTTCGTACCATCCGTCTGCGCGGCGGTTCCGTCCGCGTTGCAGCGCTCGGCGGTAAACTGGGATAGCGAAGGCGGCAAATAATCCAACACGGTGACGGTGCGGGCCGTGCTGGCCGTGCGTCCGCGAGAGTCGGTGACTGTCACGGTCATTGTGAGATTGCCCGCCGTATTCAGCGCATTGGTGGTGAAGGATGAGCCTGAATAGGTCACGCCGTCGATACTGGTGCGATAGCTCGAAATGCTGCTGCCCTGCGCGCCAGTTGCCGTGATGCTGACCGACAGCTTGCTGCGCGTCCGCACATAGCCGCCGAAGCGGTCGGCAATACCGGAAGTCGCTTCAGAAAACGCCACATTGGAAATAGACGGCACAACGGACGCGGGCACCGTCAGCTGAAAGGCGCAAGTATTGGTCGAAACGAGATTACCGTTCACATAGGTGTCGCACAGAATCGTGCCCCAGCCGGAGGTCGCGTTTGGAATCTGCGCGGCCAGCGAAATGGGCGGCGTCCACGTGCAGGAAGCGGTTACGCCCGTGGCAATCGTTCCGGTTGACGAAAAGAAGCTGTAGCGAATGGTGTGCGTGGCGACGCTGCTCTGCCGGTTCGTATAGATCGTGACCGCCGTTCCCATAGCCAGTGAGTACTTATTCAGCGTCGGCTTGGACGCAGCTTCCTCATACGTCACCGTGATGGTGCATTCCGACCATTGCAGGTAGTTGGTAGAGTAACCCTGCGAGCTTTTGACCGGGCTGGGGTTGTACAGGCAGATGGTGTTGTTGCCCGCCGCGATGTACGCCGCCAGATTGTTCAGCAGTTCGCCGCTGAGCGTATACGTGCTGGTGTTGCCGTAGAACGCACCGGTGAATGTGCCCAGCGCGTCGCCGCAATAGCCGAGGCCCGTAATACCCGACTGGGACGCGGACTGGTAATTGGATTTTCGCACATACACGGTTTTCGTGTGCCCGGTGCCGTAGCCCGCCTGTGCGGCCACAACGCGCAGAGAAATCCCCGTGATGACCTTGCCGCTCAGCGCCATGCCCGCGAAATGCACGATGCCCACATAATTGTAGGTGTTCTCGTAGTACTCCTGGCTGGCGGCGGAGCTTTTTGCGTTGCTGGCCGAATTCGTCTTGCGCGTGCGCATGGACGCGCTGTAGGAAACTGTGGTTGCCATGAAAACTCCTTACCCCGTGTAAATCACGGACAGGTTGCCATTGGACTGCGGCTCGTAGGCGAATTTGCCGATCTGCAGCCGCGCCAGTATCTCCGCCTGCGTCACATACAGCTTGTTGTCGCTGAGATAAGCCACCTCGGTATCGTTCATATAGAACGCCAGCCGGTCGTTGACCACGCGGAACGTCAGTGGGTTGCCCGCCTTGCCAATGGTCAGCCCGTCCTCGCCGAAACGCATATAGGTGTGGATCAGGTTCAGCTGCTCCCGCGTCAGATTGTCATTCGCCGCCGCATCCTCGATGATCTCGTTGACCTTGGTCACCGTCCATGTGAAGTTATTCTCGGACTGCTCGGCCAACGTAGAAAGCGTTTCATTCATCTGGCCGACCTGGTCGTTGGTGGCGTAATCCCGCTTCACCTCGCTGCGAATCTGTTCTGCTGTTAGGGCGATCTGGGCAACGGCCTCGCCGGTCGCGTCCAGCGCTTCATCCTTTGCCGCGTCCACCACCAGCCGCAGAGACTCGTTGCCTGAAATGTCCACGGCGTTCAGCTGGGCAATGAATGCTTCGGCGGCGAACAGGCTGGATACGTCGATGTTGGCGGCGGTGATCGCACCCACCAGCGCCTCGTCCGCAAAGATGGACGCGACATTCAATTCACGGGCGGTAATGGTTTTCTCGATGAGCTTGCCGCCCGAAACGGAATTGTTACCGATGTCCGCATCGCCGACGCTCTTTTTCTCGGTGGTCACCGTACCGTCCTCAGCAATGGACAGCGCGTAGAAGCAGCCGTCCGCACCCTTGACGATGAGCTCACCTACGGTAAGGCTGGCCATATTCGCCTCGGTCACGGCGAGGTCGGCCACATACAGCTTGCCGTTCACGCCCTTTTCGATAATGGCTGTGCCTGCGGTCAGATCCTTGATCTGCGCCCAGTCAATATCGGCGGTCTGAATATTCGCATTGACCAGCTTGGCAATATCCGCCTGCAGCTGCCCGATGGAAGCCCAGTCAATTTCCGCGTTGTTGATGTTCGCCGTGGTCAACTGCGCCAGCGCAATTTTCGCCACAGCGGCGTTCAGGTCTTTGATGGCCGCCCAGTCAATCGCCGCACTTTCGATGTTTGCGGCGGTGATCTGCGCCTTGGCGATCTTTGCAATTTCGGCGTTCAGGTTGGCGATGCTGGCCCAGTCGATATTGGCGTTGTTGATATTGGCGGTCGTGATCTGTGCCTGCGCGATAGTCGCAATCTGCGCGGCCAGTTCGCCGATGTCCGCCCAGTTGATGTTGGCCTTTTCAATATTGGCAGCGGTAATCTGCGCCACAGCGATGGTGGCCAGTGCGGCATAGAGTTCGTCCGTGGTGATATTATTCGCGGCCAGTTTTTGTATCTTTGCGGAAATCGCCGTAATGGCCGTGGCGTTCAGCTCGCCAATGGTTGCCTCGGCAATCTTCGCTTTGGTAATGGCCGCGTCCTGAATGTGCGCAGTCTGGATCGCTGCCATCTTCACCTGCAGGCTGCCCACTGAGCCGGATTGCAGTTGACCCGCGCCCACCGAATTGATGGCCAGCTTGCTGCCGGAAATCACGCCGGATGGCAGCTGGCGGGAGGAAATCATGCTGCCCTCCAGCGTATCCGCCGCCGTGCCCAGCGTAACCGAAGTATACTTGCGCGTCAGACAATCGTAGGTGTACTGTGTCATGCGCATGGATACTTCCACGCCAATGCGCCGGGCTATGACGCGCACGCTGTCGCCGAGAAAAATATCCGTGAGCGCAGCATATTGCTTGTACTCTTCCGCATCCGAGCAGTTCACGAAATCCACTTTCAGCGTGACCGTAGGCAGATCGCAGCCTGCATCAAACTCCGCCTGCGCAGCCTTACGCATCTCGGCATAGCACTGGGTTTTGCTTTTCGGTTCGTCGCCGTCCGTGACTTCCTTCGCTTCCGATACCGACAGGTGAATCCATTTCGGATGGGTATAGGCATTCAGATTCGGACTGTCGAGATACAATTCCGGCAGATACAGGATGTTCCCGTCTGTATCCTCACCGGTGGGCATAATGCGGGTAACCACATCCGTTTCATCCACGTCGTAGGAAATACCGGTCAGGTTTTTCTTTTCACGGATGGAAACATCGGTATCGTTGCCCACACGCCTGACCAGAAACACGTCATACCAGTCACGGGCCAGTTCCGCGCCGTACTTGCTGACCAGACCATTTTCGCCCAGCATGGCTTCCACGGGATTGACGTTTTCCCATTCCACGTCCTCGGCGGTTGAAGTCAGGTCGGAATAAAACGAGAAATCATGTGCTGACAGGCAGGCCCCCGACAGGCTCTGAACGACGGAAGCCCCCACCGCAGAGGGCGAGGGCTTCAGGCTTTTAATCATGTTGTCGAGCAGGTCGTAGAAAATGTGCCGGGCGTAGACCGTGACCTTGTCCAGCTCCGGCACCACGCGGTAGATGCGGAAGGGCTGATCTCGCAGCTGGCGCGCTTCAATCACCTGATTGCGGAAGCCAACATTCGTCTGCACTGTCTGCGTTTCTGTGCGCTGGAAGGTCAGATACTGGCTGGCCATATAGCCGTGCTTGCCGTCCGGAGCGGTCACCTCATACCAGCTGGATGTGGTTTTGTTGAGCACGATGACCTCACGGCCTTTCTTGTACTTCCCAAGAATCTTGTAATTCGTGCCCGTACCGGAGCGCAGGTGCAGCGGCCCACTTCTGGTCGTAATCTTATAGATCTGCACGTCGTAGGTGCTGGTCTGGTACTGCTGCGTCACCAGATCGACGCGGGGAGTCTTGGCGGCGGGCACAGGTGCGCGGAGAATGCAGCCTTCTGAGAGCCGCGTCCATTTTCCGCGCTCGTCGATGTCATGCACCAGCGTAAGCTCCCACTCGCCGTTCAGCGTTTCGGTGACAGTGCAGGACATGGGCGTGACCGCGCCGAGGCCATTGCTCGAAAAGTCGGTGCAGTTTGCAGGATATACGCAGATCACGCGAGATACCTCCAATTCGGCTGAATGACGACCTTCGTCACGTTCCCCGTCCAGCTAATGGCATTTGAGCCGGACAGCAGCGTCGGAAAATCTCCGCTCATGCAGCCGTTCATGCTGGTTGTCTCTTTATAGGCTTCCATGAGCGGGGTATCCAGCGTAATGCTGTCCGTAATGCCATCCAGTTCCACAATGGTCATGCCCACCATAAGGGTGATTTCACCGGAGCCGTATATCGTGATGACCGGTTCCGAAAACACGCTGCCGGGGTTGGTGATGAATGTGCCGGAGGTCGTTACGGTGATCTCCGGCACATTCTCCTGATACCAGAAGGGCTGGCAGCGGAAGTTCACGGCGAAAGACCGGTGCGGATTGCCGCGCATGATTTTTTCAAACGAAATCTGATTCACGATCCGGGCATAATAAAAGCCGCCCGTCCTGTTGGCAAAGGCGACTTTCCCACTTCCCTTCAGGTAGGAAGCAATGGTGCGGATATTGCTCGGATCAGAAATCATGCACTGCGCTGTCAGGATCATATCGTCATAAACGTCGTCTCCTTCCAGCGTCGTCAGACTGCCCGGTCTGCCGGGCACATTGGTAAACGTTGCGCGTTCGGCGGGAATGGTGATCGGCGGCTGTTCCAGCACATGAATGCCGTATTCCGTACACTTTTTCCCGTTCCAAGAGAACCAGTCGTTCATACCATTCTCAGCCCCTTTCCGCGCTGCTGCCGTCTGGTCAGCGTCGCAATCTCTACCGCCAAACAGCGGATGTCCTGCTCGTCCCGTACCACCATCTGCTGTACCTGAATGGTGGAGGATACGTTGTTGTTATAGGTTTTGCGGTTATCGCTGCTGTTGGTAACGATGGAGCCTTCCCGCGCCTCGCCGGTGAGAAAGCGGGATGCGTTGCGAATAATCCTGGCCTGCTCCTTGCTCTCCTTCAGCACACCCGCGCCGAATCCGCGCATGGTCATCACGCCCACTTCGTCCCTGAATACCTGAGAAGGGCTCTTGATTTTCAGTTCCTTCTTTGCGGCGTTTACGGCTTCACGGGCGGCAGAGCGCATGGCGGAGATCACCCCGGAGCGTCCGGCAAGGATACCGGCTTTCAGACCAGACATGGCGTTTATGCCAGCGGAGCGCAGCGTCGTTGCCGTCAGATTGGTGCTGACGGCTGTACGCACACCCGAAGCCACGCTGGCTCCCGCTGAACTCATGCTGTAGGAGGAAAGCGCACTGGCAAGGCCCTCTGCGGCGCTGGTGCCGAAGGACGAAAGCGCATCACCCGGCAGTGCGCTGGTGACAGCTGTTTCAACGCTGGTTGCCAAGGCACCGGCATCCGGGGTGAAATCGTAACCGCCCATGCCTTCACCTACGCCCGCCGACACATATTCGCCTACAGGTTTTATTCTCTGAGACGGAGAATGAATATCCAATGCTGTGTTCAGCGCGGTTTCGAGGTTGGCCGCAACTGTTTCCGCATCGCTGTCAAAACCCGCTTCCGTCATGCCCTGTGCGATGCCTTCACGGATGTGCGCACCAGTATCGGTTGTATCCAGCCCATTTAGAAAATCAAGAATGGTCTGCAGATTGTTCAGATCCTCTTCCGGCACCTGTACGCCCTGATGAATGGCACTGACTACCTCGGCAACGTAAGCCGACATTTCGGCCACGGTTTCAGGATTGAAGTCCGACTTCATGCTCTGATCCAAAACGCCAAGGTCTGTGCTGGCACCAAATACGGAAGCCCAGAACTTGTCCCATGCGTTATAATCCAAGGTTTTCTGATAGGACTGAATGCGCCCCAGCGCACTATCCACCATATCCATGGTCGTGGTAGGCATAATACCTGCCCATGCCTCCTGCCACGAACCGCCCAGCTTATAGGTTTCATCGACTACAGGCGAAAGCGCGTCTATGGCTTCCTTCGTGCCGGTGATCTCAGGCGTAATCAGAATGTGCAGCGTACCGTCCTGATCAAGGCTGGCTACCGTGCTGGCATCGATGGTTCCGTCCGGCACAGCCTCAATGGGCACTTCCACGCCGTCTTTCCAGAATTTCACCTTGCCGTCTGCCATCAGCTTGTCCAGTTCACCGTCAGGCAGCTCGCCCAGACGCACAGGCAGTTCAAGTGTCAGGTCAGGATTATTTTGAAGCTGTCGGTATGCCAGATAATCATAGCCGGTGATAATGACCTGCGTTTTCGGCTTGGGAACGCTTACGCCCTCCGCCTCTTTATACTCCGTGATATAGGCTGTAAAGGACGGAAGCAGCTGAGATTTGTCGCAGCCCGTCGCTTCGGCGTACCGGCTGACGATGGCTTCAATCTGATCCGGCGTGAGCGCAGAAAGATCGACGTTCTCCGCCTGCAGGTATTTTGCCACCATGGCGGTTACATCGTCCGGAGTCAGCGCTGTAGTAAGCGCGCCACCCGTCGCTTCCTCATAGGCCATGACGAAAGCCGTCAATCCTTCAGGCGATAGCGCGGAAATGTCCACACCCTGCTGCTGCGCATAACTCGAAACGTAGGCGACGATTTCGTCCGGCTTCAGCAGGGAAACGTCCGCGCCGGAAGCCAGTTCTTTGTAACCCGCTACCAGACATTCCGCGATCTCCGGGGTCAGCCCCGATACATCCGCACCGCCTGTAACCTCAGCGTACTTTTCGACATACGCAACCAGTCCCTTGGGCGTGAGCGCGGCGGTACTGGCTCCTTCGGGTACTTCCGTGTAGCTGGCTATGAAGGCATCCACATTGACCTGCTGATCGCCGGTAGACAACCCGGTAATAATGGCTTCGGTGGTAATCGCGCCGGGGTTGGCAGCGAATTCATCCCATCGTGCCTGTGCACCGGTCATATCGAGGTCGGTGGCGATCTTCAGCACCTCTTCGGGCAGCGCTTCACCGAACATGCTGTACAAGCCGGGCAGGTCGGTCTTGATGAGATCCAGATAGCTGACGATTCCCGCGAACTGATCCAGCTGCGTTGAAAAGTCGAAATCCGGGAACAGCGCCTGTACTTCAGATTCGCTCATGCCGCTGTCCAGCAGGGACTGAATCTGCGTCATCAGGGACAGATATTCTGCAAGAGCCCCCTCATCCATACTGGAAGAGAGCGCCTGCAGATCCGCCAACAGCGCGGGCTTCTCGCTTTCGCTGGCCATGCTGTATTCGCGCAGCTTCGTGAAGAGTTCGTCCATCTGCTGACTGGCCTGCTGAATTTCCGGCTGGTTCCACACAGGCATGACGATGGAAGAAAGCGTTTCGGCGTATTCCTGTGCGGCGGCTTTCCGCTCATCGTTATAGCGGGAATTCAGATCCTCCAGCGCTTTCTGGCGCTCGGTTTCATCCTCGATCAGCTGGATGAGGCCGTATTCCTTATCATAGCGCTCGTCGATCTGAGCGTTGATGGCCGCCATGCCTTCGGCAGCAGCTGTTACCGCGTTTTCATAGACAGAAACATCTGCGTCCTGTTTTCCACGAGCCTGCGCACGTGCGACCTCTGCTTCCAGCTTCTGCTGGATGGTATCGAAGCCGTCCACGTCCTCCTGGGTCAGGTGATACTTGATTTCAATGGCCTCACGGGTATCGATCAGCTCCTGCAGCCGGATTTTTTCCTTTTCGGTTAGGAAACCGTTCTGGCGCTTTTTCAGCAACCGCGCAATCTCCGCGTCCATCTGATCCAGCGCCTGAATGTCCGCTGCCAGCCCCTTAGATACGCTGGTATAGCCATTCTTGTCGGCGGTCTCCTTGAGAGCCGTCAGTTCATCACGGGTAGAAGCAGTGAGCGTTTTGAAGGAATCCGTCCAATGTGTGACGATCTCATTGCTTTCCTTCTCGCCATCCGTCCAGACAGCCAGTAGACCATCCAGCCATTCCTGCGCGGACTGCTTGTCCTTGACGAAATCCTCTTTGGACATGCCGAAGAAAGAGAGCCCCTCACTGTTCCCATAGAACGTCTCCGCCGCCGTGCTTTTCCACTTGTCAGCGGTTTCCTGCATCCCCTTGAGCGCTTCGCGGGCCTGCTTTGCGCCGGACACATAATCCGCAATGGCCACGGTGGCGTAGATGGTCGCGGCGGCAACGGCCAGCCATACGGCGGGCGAACTGCCAAGCACGCTCAGGAAGCCCTTGATCCCGCCGCCTGCCTTGCCGACTGCTGTGGCAAACTTGCCGATGCCGGTAGAGATGCTGCCGATTCCCTTGGTCACTTTACCAAAGAGCAGCAGCACAGGCCCAATCGCGGCGGCAATAGCGGCATACTGGATGATCTGCTTGCGCTGAGCTTCATCCATCTGAAGGAACTTGCTCAGCAGGTTGTCCGCGCCTTCAATCAAGCTCTGGATGGTGGGATTCAGGTCGTCGCCGATCTGCTGTCCAAACAGCAGCGCCTTGTTTTTGAGGTTCGTGAGCTTGCTGGCCGTGGTGCTGTAGCGCTTCCCGGCCTCATTGGTCAAGGCCGTGTTTTCCTCCCATGCAGCATTGGCCATGTTCTGTGCGCGGGAGAACAGTTCGGTCGCGTTGGTGGCGCGGAGCAGCGTATCGCGCAGGCGAATTTCGTTAATGCCGATGTCCGACAGCGTCTTAATGGCGCTTTCGCCTTCATCGTCCAGTTTGGATAGGCCCACGATAAACGCCTGAAATGCTGCGGCGGGATCGTTGTCCCACAGCGTCTTAAACTGCTGCGCCGTCATCCCGGATACCTTACCGAAGTCCTCCAACGCTTCGCCGCCCGTCTCCGATGCAACCTCCATTTTGACCAGCGCCTTGGAGAAGGCGGAGCCGCCCATCTGTGCCTCAATGCCCACGGAGGACAGCGCCGCCGCAAAGCCCAGCACCTGCGCTTCGGTCAGGCCGACTTGCTTGCCCGCACCTGCCATGCGGTGCGCCATTTCCATGATGGGCTTTTCAGTGGTGGCAAAATTGTTGCCCAGATCCACCAGCGTGGAGCCGATATTGGAAAACTGGCTCTGGCTGGTGCCCATAATGTTGGCAAACTGCGCGATGGTCGTCGCAGCCTCGTCCGCGCTCAAGTCCTCGCAGGAATTGCCCAGGTCAATCATGACGCGGGTGAAGTCAGACAGATGCTCGGTAGCAACGCCCAGCTGACCGCCCGCCGCCATGACCTCGTTGATCTCATTGGTTCCCGCCGCGACCTCCGTGGACATTTTCTTCGACGTAGCCGCCAGCTGGTCAAACTCAGCTTCTGTTGCGTCCACGGTTTTTCTGACAGACGCAAACGAAGATTCAAATCCAATGGAAGCCTTGACTGCCGTTGCGCCGAGGCCCAGAATGGGCGTAGTCATGACAGTGGTCAGTGTCCGGCCCGCAGCAGTCATTTTCTTGCTGACGGAGTCACACTTTTTCCCAAATGCTTCGAGGTTCTTGCCCGCTTCCGTCCATGCGGATTTCGCTGTGTTCAGCTGCTGATTGGTCTTGGCAATCTCGGCGCGGGTGGACGCAACAGCTGCCTTGGCGCGGTTCAGGGCAGCTTCCGCGTCAATAACGGCATCGGAAGCCTGCCGGATTTTCTCCGGATCGTTGGCCTGCAGGGCAGCTGCCAGCTGTTCTTTCGCGCCCCGCAGCGCATTCTCGTATTGCTGAACGCTCTGCTCCTGCAGGCGGAGCTTGTCATTCAGCAGCGTCAGCTTGGCGGCAAGGCCGGTCACGCTGGTGTCCATGTCCTTGATGCCAACCGTGGCCAGTTTGAACCGGCTCTCCGCCAGCTCGATCTGCTTGCCGAAAGTAACGATGGCGGCCTTACTGGCATCAATGGATTTCCCGACAGCGTCCCAGTTGGTCTGTGCCAGACGCAGGGATTGATTGCACTGGTTGATCTCCGCCTGTGTGCTTCTGACCGCCGCCTGCGCCGTATTCAGCTTGGTGGTTGCATCGGTCACAGCATCCGCCGCATTCTGGGTGGTTTTCTTCAGCGCCGTATTCTGGCCGGTGAGCTTTTTGACCTCAGCGCAGGAATTGCGATATTCCGCTTTCAGCGCGTCCAGATTGGCCTTGGCAGCAATGGTGGCAGAGTCGTTCTCGCCAAGCGTTGCCGAATACGTCCTGACCTGCTGCGCTGCCGCAGCCACCTGTTCCTTGAGCGCCTGCTGTGCGGTTTTCGCGTCGGTCAGGCGCTGGGCGTAATCGTTCTGGCGGGAAAAGCACTCCTGCAGCTTGTCGTTCGCCGCCGAAAGCGCCCGTTCATACTGCGTCACAGCATCCTTCTGCAAGGACAGGCGACGCTCCAGCGTCGAAAGCTGGGTGGCAAGGCCGGTGGCGCTGCGTTCAAAGCCCTCCACGCCGGAGGCCGCCAGCTTGAACTGGCTCTCCGCCTCAGCGATCTGCTTATTGACGGACTTGATGTTCCGGGTAAAATTGTCCGTTTGCAGGGACAGCGACACCACAAGATCGCGGAGGGTTTCAGCCATCGGTACTCACCTCGATGCAATAAAAAATCCGTGGGCGATTGCTCACGGTTTCAGGGATTGCCACACCTGATCGATATAGGCGCGGCGCGGTTGCTTTTTCTCTTTTTCCTTTCGGGCGTTCCATGCCCGGACGCGGAGGAAACCCAGCATGTCCATGCCGTCGATTTCACTCATGCGCCAGCCGCCTTCCAGCAGGCTGTTATAGGTGGAGTAAATGAAATCAGGCAGCGTCAGGATTGAAGCATCTCCGCCTCCTCCGTCTTCGCTGCCTTCGTAGGGAACTCGTCCAGAATCTCCGTGGTCTGCGTCTGAACCGCCATGAGCGCCAGCGCAATGTCGTGCATCATGCGATCCACCGGGTAGTAGTCCAGCACGTCGTCCGGGGTGAACTGATTGCCAAACAGCAGACAGAACCAGCGGATCATCACATCCAGCGCCTCGCCGATGGACAGGTTCTTCGCGTCCTCCGGCACCTCGCCCTTGAGGGCGGCATTGGAGATAGCCACGATGCGCCCATACATCTGGGCGGCGGGCTCCATTTCCCGCAGGGCGCGTCCGGACACAAAGTCAACGGTGTATTTCTTCCCGTTCAGGGTGCAGCTAATCATACGATTTCCTCCTCTTATAAAATGAAGCCGTCTCGCAGCGCCTGTTCATAAGCCAGCCTGCGTTCTTCATCTTCCGCTTTGACCTTTTCGATCAATTCCTCCGGTGCGCCCTCTTTGAATTGACCCGTTTCAAAGTCATACCATTTCTGAAAGTCCGGATCATCGTAATAGCGTGGCGTTGCCATAGACATTTATCTCAGCCTCCTTAAAATCTTATCCAGCTCCAGCATGAATTCCCGTGCCATGGGTCTTGGGTTCTCAGAGCGCATTCCCTCTGCAAAGGACTCTGCAAACCACTCCAGCGTATTGGTAGCCCCGTAGCGGGAAAGCTGGCGGGAGATCTCCGCTGCGGACGTACCCACATGCAGCTTGTCGGCGATCTTCGCCTGCAGCTCGCTTGAATTTCGATGCCAGTCATGGAAAAATAGACCGCCTTCACTGTGCTGCGTAATATAGCCGTCAATCGCATGGCCGATTTCGTGTGTCAGAATGGCCGCCCAATCCGTACCGGCAGGATGCCAGTTTGCGCGAATATCGCGGGCATAAGAGCGTTCCAGTTCCTGCAAACGACGGTACATGGTGTTGCTGACGCGAATCTGGCCGGTCGCCAGATTGCAATCCGCATAGGTGCCGCTGCCGAGATTAAAGGACTTTATCCCGCTGAAAATGCCCTTCAGCTATGGATAGCGATCAAAAACCTGCTGATAGGCTTTGGCTATGCCACGCGCTGCTTCAAGGTCTACGCCATTCAGAGAAATTTGGCTGCCGGGCTGGAACCAGTCCTGATTGCGCAGCCAGCTGTTCAGCTGCGTGATGCTGGTCAGTCGATCAATGGCACTGGCTCCACGACCGGCAGTCATCCGGTGACTATGTCCGCCTCTTCCTCCCATCACATTACCTCTTTTCCTGCGCGTGCGCAAGTCCAGCGTGGAAGGAAGTGTGCCTCTCAATATTGCCAGTGCAGCCATCCGGCACGTCGCCGAAGAAGAGGATCTTTTCAGGCTTCAGCCGGATAAGCATCTCGCTATATCCCAGCAGAAACAGCCGCCTTGTCTCCGGCGTTTTCTGTGTGCCCACCGATGAAATCGCCACAGTGCCGCCGATCGGTTCGCCGTCAAAGCACCAAGCAAAGCTGTCCTCGTCGCTCCAACAGATGGACGGGATCACCGTCAGCCCCATCTGCTGCCAAAAGGCGGCCAGAAGGTGCTTGCGCCAGTGGTTGTAGATCTGAACCGCAGGCGGGTAATCCGTGAACAGGCTGAAATCCGGCGAAAGCACCGCCCGAAACTCGCTGAGCAGCTTGGCATACCGGTCAGGGTCATTCCAGCAGCGCTCGAACAGGTAATCGTCGATGAAGAAGTGAACCCCATGCGCCCCGCGCAGCGCGTCCGTCCGGGCGCTGTTGAAAGGAATCCAGCGTACCTTCTCCGCAACGGGCACAGGCTGAATCACAGGAATCTGGTACGGCCCAGCGCATTCAAACTCGCCCAGCTGCAGGTTGTGGCCGTTGCGGCTCAGCGCTTCCAGAGACAAAAGGTTCACCTCCATGTAAAAACACACCGCCTGCCGGGGATGAGCCGACAGCGGTGTGCGTGATTGAAATGGTTTGTTGTTACGGGCCGGGCGCGGTAAACGTCGGCTCGTACACCTCCGTCAGGAAGGTGGCGGCCTTTTCAGCGGTAAAGCCGTTCTGGCCTTCGTCCGCCACCGCCTGATAGCGATTGTCATGGGTGCGCTTAATGGCCGTCCATTCGATTTCGCCGGTCTGGCGGGTGACGTTCGTGCCTTCCTTGGTGGCATAGTTTTCCGTGACGGGCTTGGCTCTGACCTTGAACAGCCAGACATAGCGGAAGGTGCCATCCGACTTTTCCGACTTGAAGCCCACGGCGAAGTAAGGCGGGCGGTCGGAAGCCGTGCGCACCAGCACGCCGTTGTCATCGATCTGGTTGCCAAACACCATTTCCTGAATGGCCAGCGGTACATCCGCCATTTTGGTCTTGAATGTCAGTTCAGGATCGGGATACAGCACGTCGAATTCCACGTCGTCGGCGTGCTGCACGTCCGGATCGGCGTTTTCAGGGGTGATGGACGCTTCGATTGCGCCCGCCATCAGCTGAAGCGCACCATAGGTGTGCTCGGTTTCGGTGTCCTTGGTCAGCGGCGCGATGACCACGTTTTTCAGGCCGACCGTCGAGGAAACCTGCGGGGAAGCGGTAGGCGTTGCCATGTGTATAGTCCTCCTTTAGAGTTGGTCGATAGCGTCCCGCAGCCCGTCCCGGATGATCTCATAGGCTTCATCCGAGCGGGTATCGTAGGCGGGACGGATAAAAGGATGCGCAGGCGCGGGGGCTGGGCCGCCATGGCCGTACTCCACAGGCGGGGCGTAGTATGCGCCCTCCTCCTTGCGATGTACGCCAATGGTGATGCTCCTGCCGCTGTACCTGCGCTTGCGTACCTTGCCGGTCTGGATGGAGCGGTTCAGTACTCCGGTGATGATTTTGGGGTCGCTGGAAGCGTTGGCCTTCATCTGCTCGTAGATGGGGACAGCGGCAGCTTCCAGAATGCGCTTTGCCACGGGTGCGCCCGCGCCGTCTGCGTCCATGCGGCTGGCCATGCCCGCGATGTCGGTCATAAGGCTGTCAAAGCCATCCGTATCAAGGGGCATACGGTACCTCCGTTCTCAGGCACCACGTCCACTGCACGGCGTATTGCCGGGTGGCGGTGTCGTACTCCGGCTGGTTGTATCCCCGGTCGCTTTCCTCCACGATGGAAAAGCCCGCCGCGTACATGGCCTGCCGGATACGGTTCGCCATTTCGGTAGGATCGATATCGCTCCACAAATTCAGGTAGACGAAGGTGCGGTAACTGGTCACCGAATCGTCCTGATGACTGGCCTCCGTCATGGTGGTGGAATACACGACATACTGAACAGGCGGGTTCTGGTTGGCCGTCGTAGCCCGCCAAACGCCCGCCATGACCGGAATGCCGATGTTTTTCAGCGCGTCCTGCACCTGTTTCATCAGCCGCTCACTCCTTCGGAGACGGAGGCTTTCAGACCCAGATAGGTATTGCGGAAGCCATACTCGCCCAAGGTAGAAATGAACCACTTCTTGCCCCGGAACCGCACCCACATGCCGGGCACAACGTCCGAACGATAGCGGATGGTGAAATTCACCACGGCCTCGGTATTCATAATGTCGGCGCTGCGGTAGTGCTGGTTGCCAGCGTCCGTGACCGCTGCCCATACCTTGCACAGGACGTGATCGGTCGGCTCCGGAAAGCCGTTCTCGTTGATGGCATTCTCCGTATACCCGATCTCCACCAGATGCCGGAGACTGCCGGGATGCGGATTGGCTTCAAAGTTTTTATAGCCGCGCAATCACGGTCACCTTCTTAGAACATCTTCTGTGGATCGCGGTATGGATAGAGCAGGTTTTCAAAGGCAATGCGCATGGTGGCGTACATGGCCCGATCCGGGTTATCCCGGTTCTCATAGTAGTGGCTGACGAAGAGCAGGACGGCCAGACGAACAGGCTCAGGCGCGGGCTTAGGAAACTGCACCCGGCAGTAATCCTCAGCCGTTGCCTGCGCCTGCTTGATGAGGCTTTCCAGATAAGCATCCTCATCGTCGTGCTGGATGCGCAGGTGGGTTTTCACCTCATCGACGGTGACGATCATGCTGCGTCACCTCATTGACCAGATGCCATCAAGCCCGCGTTGCGGAGGGCGGCCAGCAGGCCGTTGAAGTCATCCTTCAGAGCCGCAATGGTGGTCGCCTCGCTGTCGGCAATATAGGCGATCTGCGCAGCAGGTTCCGACTGGCCAAACAGACCGTCGCCGCCCTCAATGGTCGCGCCGGGCAGGAAGGTCAGCTTACCACCAATGACCAGCTCGTTGCCGCCGTGGGCAAAGTAGTTGTGGGTGTTCCGGGTTACGTCCTTTTCAGGATCAGCTCGTTTCACCTGTCATCCCTCCTTACGCCGCTTTCATCTGCAGCACCTTGACCGCTTCGGGGAGAATGAGCTTGCCGTCCACGCGCTGGGAGGCCAGGAAGCCCACCTGACCGGTCGGGGCGTACAGCTCGTTGAGGCGCTGGAACTTGCGGCCTTCACGGTCGGCAATCCAGTAATAATTCATGTCCCCGAATACCATGGCCTTGGCCCCCGCCGCGATAGTGGGCATGAAGGTAGAGGTGTAGACCGGACGGTTCAGGATGGTATCGGGCGTGCCTGCCGTTACGCTGGGCTGCCAGATATAATCGCCGTTGCCGTTCTTCAGCTGGCGCAGCGCCTTCATGGTCGCATCGTTGGTCAGGAACACGGCGCTGCGGCGATACGGCGCGCGGAGACTGTAAAACAGATCCATGACCTCGTCGAAGGTCAGCGCCGTGGCGCTCTTGGCGGTCACACCCACCTCCGCGCCGCCCGTGGTATGAAGCAGGCCGGTAGGCTTGCCGGTGCCATTGCCCGTGAAGAAGGCTTCCTCCTCGGCAGCGCCGATGCGGCGGGCAAACTCGCGGGCGATATACGAAGCCACGTCGAACACGGAGTCGTGCAGCAGCTCGTCGGAGACCTTGATCATCGTCGCCAGCTTATAGGCGCTGATGGAGGTCTGACCGAAAGCGTCGTCGCTCTCCGGATAGGCAGCCTCTTCGTCGATCCAGCTGGCCGTGCCCTTGGACACCACGATGGGAATCTTGCGGTCGCCGGAGCTGGTGCGGATGATGTGGGCAAAGCGGCGGAAGATGTTCTCTTCCTCAAGGGATTCGATCAGGGTATGCTCGTACTCGTCCGGCACAAGATAGCCGCCCTCGGAATCGGTGCCCACCTGCAGAGCGTTGAGCACCTCGTGCGGCACAGCCTTATCGCGCATGGTGCGCCAGAAGGCGGCCTTATACGCATCCGAAGCCCTGCCGGTCTTTTCAACCTTGCCTTCGGGCGCGATGGGCTTATCCGTGAGCGTTCGGGCAGTCGGACGGTCAAACTCCAGATCCAGCGCCTCCTGACGCTCCAGCCGCTCGATTTCCTTGCCCATGCGGATCACGTCGGCTTCCATCTGGTCATAGGTAGCGCTGTCCTCGGCGGACAGGGTGCCGTTCGCGTCCTTGCGGGATTCCACAAACGCCTTGGCGGCCTCCCACAGCTTGACGCGCTTTTCGCGCATGGCGCGGATTTCATTCATAGACATGTGTTTTTTCCTCCAGTCAATAGTCGTATTTCAGGCGATCCAGCCGGTCGGTAAGCGCGGATGCACTTGTGCGCGGCTCAGGCTGATCAGCAGAGGATGCGGGCTTTTCGGCCTGTGCCTTTTCCAGCAGGCTGTTCATCACGCGCTGCTGCACGCTGGCGGACGAAAAAAACATGGATTCTCCCGTTTCCTGCGGCTCGTTCTCGGAAAAGAGAATCTCATCGCAGAAGCCCAGCTCTCTGGCCTTTACGGGGTTCATCCATGTTTCGTCGTTCATCATATGGCTGATGCGGGTGCGGGACAGGCCGGTTTTCAACTCGTAAGCGTTGATGATGCTTTCCTTGACCTCGTCCAGCAGTTGGCCTGCTCGGCGCATTTCCTCACTGTCGCCCATGGCGATGGTGAAGGGGTTGTGGATCATCATCATGGCCGTGGGGCTCATACAGACCTTGGTGCCCGCCATGGCGATGACGGATGCCGCGCTGGCTGCAATGCCGGTGATCTTCACCGTCACGTTGCCGGGGTATTCCCGGAGCATGGTGTAGATCTGCGAAGCGGCAATGGTATCGCCGCCCGGCGAGTTGACGGAAATAACGATGGGGCCGTCTGCGGAAAACAGCTCCTCCCGGAACGCGGCAGGGGTCACTTCATCCCCATACCAGCTCTCCTCCGCAATCGGCCCCTCCAGAAGCAGCGTCCGCTCCTCCGGGTTGGTTTCGTCTCTGGCCCAATTCCAGAAGCGTTTCTTCATTTACTTTTCCTCCTGCCGCGCTGGGGCGGCCCATTATCTTCAGGCGGAGATTCCTCCTTTGGCGCATCCTGCGCGTTATCTTGACTGGTATCCTGACTGCCTTCCTGATCGCTCTGAATGGCAAGCCCCATGAGCACGCCCAGACCTGCAAGGCTGATGGGAATCATGTTGCCGTTGACCAGATAGGCGTTGCCGCCTTCCTCCTCGGAAACCGGGTTCAGATTTTCCAGTTCCCGGATGTCGTTGGTGGACATCCAGCCGTTCTGCCGAGCGATGGCGTAGCCCTCCATGCGGGATTTGTAATCGCCCCGCATGAGTCCGTCCAGATTGAATTGCACATAAAAACGCCTGCCACCGGGGCTCCCGGCTTTTTCGTTATCCGGGAAAAGAGCGCGATTGATGGCCTGTTCAATTCTCACCAGCCATGGCCGAATGGTATGGACAGCAAAGGAGATGTTCTGTGACTCGATATTGGAGAAGGTCGCCCTGTCCAGATCGCCGATCATGTGCGGCGGCACACGAAAGATGCGGCAGATTTCCGAAACTTGGAACTTTCTCGTTTCCAGAAACTGTGCCTCGTTGTTGGGCAGGCTCAGCGGAACGAAGGACATTCCCTCTTCCAGCACAGCCACGCGGCTGGCGTTGCCGGAGCCGCCATAGGCAGCATTCCAGCTGGCCCGCAGCGCCGCAGGGTCTTTGACGGTATTCGGGTGCGTCAGGATACCCGATGGCCGGGCACCGTTGGAGAAGAACTTGCTGCCGTATTCCTCGGCTGCGATGCCAAGGCCGATGGCGCTTTTCTCCAGTGCAATGGGGCTATACCCCACAATACCGTCAAAGCCGAGGCCGGGCACATGCAGCACCTCGCTTGGGTCAAGCGCCCATGTTTTACCGTCGCTGGTGGTGTAGGTATAGGTCAGGTTACCCTTGCTGTCCCTGTCCACCTCCATGTGATCCGGCAGCAGCGGATACAGGCTGTCGATTTGCGAGCGGCCCGTGCGGATGATCTGGCAGTAGCTGTTCCCATAGAGCAGCAGGTGCGTCAGCATGGTCTCCCGCCAGACAAACGAGGTCATCTCCAGATTCGGCTCGTCGTGGATCAGGCGGTACAGCGGATGTTCGATGGCCTTCCGGCTGCCTTCATCCGTGGCTTCATACACATGGAAGGGCAGGCTGGCGATGGTTTCGGCAATCACGCGCACGCAGGCATAAACGGCAGAAACCTGTATGGCCGAGCTGGGGCTGACCGACTTGCCGGAACCGCTCATGCCGAAGTAAAAGCTGGGCGCAGCGGATACGGCGTTTTGGGGCTTGTCCCGCGCCCGGAACAGATATGAGAATGGATTTTTCATGGATACCTCCATTTACAGACCGCTGCCGGTCTTATGGTTATGGCAGCTTTCGCAAAGCGCTTGCCAGTTGCGTTCATCCCAGAACAGCTTCTTATCGCCCCTGTGCGGAATGATGTGATCGACCACGGTGGCGGGCGTGAGTTTGCCCTGCTTCATACACTCCGCACACAGCGGATGGCGGCGGAGAAACCGTGCGCGTGCTGTGCGCCACTGGCTGCCATATCCCCGACTGGCGGCGTTTTCCCGCGCAAACAGGGCGCGATGCACCTCGCAGTACACCCCGTCCGACAGGTTCGGACATCCCGGATACCGGCAGGGGCGTTTGGGTTTTCTTGGCATTTTGGCACCTCACAATACGATAAACCCGCGATGGTTATAGATGGAATCGCCGCTGCTTAAGTTCTTCATCGCCCGATCCAGCGCCATCACCAGCGCCACCGCACCGTCCACTTTTTCGGTGGATTTTTCTTTGTCTAACTTCAGATTGCCAGCCGGATCAGTGCGCACATAGGCGTTGTCCATATTCCAGCGGAGCACCGGATGCCCGCCGTGGCACAGCTTGTGCTCCAGAACGAGGCGCATCAATTCCTTCGTCGGAGGCGACATATCCTTAAAGCCCTGACCGAAGGGCACCATGGTAAAGCCGTCGTCCTCAAGCGTCTGTACCATCATGGTGGCGTTCCATCGGTCATGGGCGATCTCCCGGATGTTATACCGCTCGCCCAGCTGACAGATGAACTGTTCAATAAAGCCGTAGTGGACGACGTTGCCCTCCGTGGTATGGATAAATCCACGTTTCGCCCACTGGTCATAGGGCACGTGGTCGCGCCGGACGCGCAAGGACAAGGTTTCCTCCGGAAGCCAGAAGAACGGCATGACCGTATACGGCTCGTCCTCATCGCTGGGCGGGAACACCAGCACCAGCGCCGTCAGGTCGGAGGTGCTGGACAGGTCAAGCCCGGCGTAGCAGGCGCGGCCTTCCAGCTGATACGGATCAACCACGCCGCCGCACTCATCCCACTTGTCCATGGGCATCCAGCGAACGGACTGCTTCACCCATTGATTCAGGCGAAGCTGACGAAACTGGTTCTCGTCGGCAGGCGTTTCCTGCGCCTTATGGAACGCATCCCGGACTTTATCGATGGTGATGGTGTGCCCCAGAGAGGGATTGGCCTTGTACCAGTTGACTTCGCTCGTCCAGTCTGCGTCATCCGGAAGGCCAAAGATAACCGGATAAAAACGCGGATCGACCTTCCGGCCTTCCAGCACATCCAGCGCCTTCTGGTGTACCTCCCAGCAGATGCTGTTGCGGTCGGTACCCGCTGTCGTAAGGAAAAACCACAAGGGCTGCTTTCGCGCATCGCCGGAGCCTTGGGTCATTACGTCGTAAAGGGCTCTGGTGGGCTGGGTGTGCAGCTCGTCGAAAATGCAGGCGCTGACGTTCAAGCCATGCTTGGTGGCCACCTCCGAGGACAGTACCTGATAGATGCTGCCTGTGGGCTGGTACACCATGCGCTTCATGGACGGAATGATCTTGATCCGCTTGCTCAGCGCAGGGGACTGCTTGACCATATCGACGGCCACATCAAAAACGATGGCTGCCTGCTGCCGGTCGCTGGCGCAGGAGTATACCTCGGCCTTCCATTCATCATCGTTGGCCAGCATATTGAGCGCGATGGCCGCGCCCAGTTCGCTCTTGCCCTGCTTTTTGGGAATCTCGATATAGGCGGTGGTGTACTGACGCATGGTGGGATCGTCGTCCCGTACCGTTCCGAACACGTCCTGGATGATCTTCTCCTGCCACGGCAGCAGCTTGAAGGGTTTTCCGTGAAACTCGCCCTTCGTATGTCTCAAGCATTCAATGAAGCCAGTCACGCGCCGAGCCTTTCGCTCATCAAACATCGCCGCTCCACCCGCCCTTCAGCAGCTTCTCCATGGGATCTTCGGAGAAGGTATCCTCCGAGCCGCCGCCCGCCGCAATGATGCGGGCACGGGTTGCGGGAGTCAGACCAAACTCGGAGCAGAACGACTGCATGATCTTCAGGTTCTGTTGGGCAATGGATACCTGCGGCACCTGCTGCACATAGCCGGAGGGCGTTTGGAAGATAGAGCCGTGCTGGGTAATGAACGCCTCGGCTTCCTTCCATCTGGCGTATGCCTGACAGTACCCCTCGAAAGCCGTCAGGTCGGCCATGGTGAGCACGCCCATGGCTTCAAGGGAGGGAGCCAGCCGCTTCCATTCCTTTTTCGCCTCCGGCAGTAGCCATGTCGGGCATTTGATGCTGCCCTTGGGCGGGATCGGCTCATTTTCGTTGAGCGGTCGCTTGCCCGGATTGCCCTCAAGAATTTTGAGCGCCGTGGGCTTGGGCTTTCGTCCTCTGGTCGCCATGCTGGTCACCTCCCCTCGCAAAGATTATCTTATTAAGTCGTAAGAACAGCTTCATACGGAAGCTCCTGTCCATCCCGAAGCACGCTGATTTTGGCGTTTGGACAGGCTGCCCGGAACCGCTCCACAATAACGCTGGCGTAGCGCGGGTCAAGCTCCATGGTGTAGCAGATGCGATCCGTCTGCTCGCAGGCCATGAGGGTACTGCCCGAACCGCCAAAGGTATCCAACACAATGGCGTTGGGCGCGGAGCTGTTCTTAATAGGGTACGCCAGAAGCGGCAACGGCTTCATGGTCGGGTGCAGCTTGCTCTGGGTGGGCCGGTCATATTTCCAGATGGTGGTCTGCTTGCGGTCAGAGAACCATTTGTGCTTGCCGTTGGGCAGCCAGCCATACAGTACCGGCTCATGCTGCCACTGATAGGGGCTGCGCCCCAGCACCATGGTGTTCTTTACCCAGATGCACACGCCGGAAATGTGGAAGCCCGCCTCCTTGAACGCCCTGCGGAAATTCAGCCCTTCGGTATCCGCATGAAAGATATAAGCGGACGCGCCTTCGGCCAGATGCGGCACGATGGCCCGGAACGCTGACAGAAGGAAGTCGTAGAACTTCCCATCCTCCATATCGTCGTTCTGGATGGTGAGCGCATCCTTGGTACGGCCCACGATGGACACGTTGTACGGCGGGTCGGTTACGACGAGATTCGCCTTGCTGCCGTTCATGAGCAAGGCAAGGTTTTCCGGCAGCGTGGAATCGCCGCATACCATGCGGTGACGGCCCAGCGTCCAAACGTCGCCCTCCTGCACGAAGGGCTGCAGCTCATCCGCGTCGATGTCGCAGTTATCGTCCTTCACGTCCTTGTCATGGACTTTGGAGAACAGGTCGTCCACCTCTGCAGCATCAAAGCCGGTCGCGCCCAGATCATACCCGGAAAGCTGCAGGTCGGACAGAAGATCCGCCAGTGCCTTCGGCTCCCATTCGCCGACCGCTTTGTTGAGGGCAATGTTCAGGGCTTTCTCGTCCTGCGGGTTTTCGATATGCACCACCACGCAGTCGATTTCCTTTACGCCCTCCGCGACCAGCACCTTGTACCGCTGGTGGCCGCCCACGATATTGCCGGTGACCTCGTTCCAGATTACAGGATCGACATAACCATAGGTGGTCATGCTGCGCTTGATCTTCTCATAGGCCGGATCGCCCGGCTTCAGGTCTTTGCGCGGGTTGTATTTCGCCGGTTTCAGCTTTTCGACCGGCACCTTTTGCAGCTTCATATCTGTGTTCATGCGTTCTCCTTTAACAGCATAATTTCCCTGATTCCAGCAGAATAATAAGGGAAATTTCTCTTAACAGGTTGACGTTTCCCTTATTCTGTGGCATAATTTAAGGGAAACTGATTGGAGGGTAAGGCAGTGAGAGAATTTCATTACGCAGCGATTCGGGAGCAGAAGTGGGATTCCGAGATACTGGGCCTGATCGCCGCCATCTATAAAGAAGCCGGAAAGCAGGAGATGTATCTTAAGCAGCGCCCGGAGGAGTTGGAAAAGCTGGTAGAGATTGCGAAGATTCAGAGTACCGAGGCTTCCAACGCCATCGAAGGCATTGTTACCACAAGCACGCGCATTCGCCAGCTGGTGGAAGAAAAGACCACGCCACGTAATCGCGATGAGCAGGAAATTGCCGGATATCGTGACGCACTGAGCGTCATTCATGAGAATTTCGACGTTATCCCAATCACCCGCAATTACATTCTTCAGCTGCACAAAATCCTTTACAGCCATATGAACAATCCTATGGCCGGTCAGACAAAGAGCGTACAGAACTACATCAGCGCCGCCTATCCGGATGGGCATACCGAGACGCTGTTCACGCCTCTTGCGCCCTTCGAAACGCCGGACGCGCTGGATAGCATCTGTAATGAATACAATCGCGCTATAGGTAATCTGGAAGCAGAGCCGCTGATTCTCATCCCGGTTTTCATCCACGACTTTCTGTGTATTCATCCCTTCAACGATGGAAATGGCCGAATGAGCCGTCTGCTCACTACCCTGCTGCTGTACCGCAGCGGCTTCTATGTGGGCAAATACATCTCATTGGAAGCCAAGATTGCGAAAAACAAAGATCTTTACTACGATGCACTTCGGCAGTCGCAGACAGGCTGGCACGATGGCCAGGAAGATGCAATTCCATTTATCAAGTATCTGCTGGGTATCGTCCTTTCTGCCTATCGCGATTTTGAGGATCGTTTTTCCCTCGTGGAGAAGAAACAGTCTGCGATTGAAATGGTGAATCAGGCAACACTCCATAAAATCGGTCGATTTACCAAGCAGGATATTCGGGAGTTGTGTCCCTCGCTGAGTGTCAGTTCCGTCGAAGGCGCTCTTCGCAAGCTGGTCGCATCCGGCGAACTGGCACGAGAAGGCAGCGGCAAAAGCACCTGCTATTACCGGCTCAAATAGCCATTAGAAATACCACCAGAGATCGTCCTTCGGGGCGGTCTTTTTTTGTTTTGGGGCTAATACCCCCACCCCGGAATTTTGCGAAAATTCACGCGAGAGGGGGCCGCGGTCTCCAGCTGGAACAGCCCAAGGATTCGATTCCCCCTTGGGGGCACAGCGGAACGCGGCGGCGCGGTGCGGCGGCTGTGCCGGGGCCAGGCGGGTGCGGCGAAAAGGCGGTGGTGTGCCTCGGCGGGCCGGACGCGGGCGGGCTTTCTCCGGGACGGCGGGGAACGGGCGCTATGCCGGGCGGCACGGCGGGCGCTTTCGGCGCGGGAAGCCGGGGCGTTCCTTCCGGGCGGCGGGCCGCCAACGGGGCGCAGGCGGGGCTTGGCCGCGTGGGGCCCACAAAGGCCGCGTGGCGGGCGCGACGGCGCGGGGCGGGCGTGTTGCCGGGCGGCGGGGCGCGGGCGGTATACGGCGGCTTTCCGGGGTAGACGCGGGGAAGGCGCGTGCCGGGGCGGCGGTATACGGCGGGCGGGGGCGGGTATAGCCGGGGGCGGCGGGCCTATGGCCGGGGCGCGACGGGCGGCGGCGCGGGACGGGCAAAAAACGCTCTGAGCTGCGCGGCTTGTGTAGGGTTACGGGCCACAGGTGGGAATGGCGGCAGCGGCGCGGGCAAAAAGGCCCGTTTTCGCCATATAAGGAAGCGTTTTTTGCCGGGGCGCGGGCTTTGTCGATTCAGAGCTGATTTACCCCCGAAACCTTGTCGCTTTGGTCGGGTTGCTTTTTCGGCGGCCCGGAGTGATGAATGTGTCACGCCGGGCGGGGCGGGCGAAAAGCCCCGCCGGAAAACGAAACGCGACACAGCGAAAGGAGCACACCCAATGAAAAACCAGACTTTCGGCATCGAGATTGAAACCACCGGTATAGGCCGGGAACGCACGGCCAAGGCCATCGCCGCGTACTTCGGCACGACGGCACAGTATCGCGGCCGCCACCTCGACGACTGGCGTGTGCCTATGCCAGACGGGCGGCACTGGACGGTCGAAAGCGACGGCTCGGTCACAGACCCCAGCGCGGAGGTGGTCAGCCCGGTGTGCCGCTATGAGGACATCGGGATGGTACAGGAGGTCGTCCGGGCCATCCGGGCTGCGGGCGCGAAGGCCGACGGTTCCTGCGGCATCCACATCCACATCGGCCTCGGCGAACACACCCCGCAAAGCCTGCGACGGCTGGTGAACATCGTAAACGCCAAGGAAGACCTGCTGACCATGGCCTTGGGCATCACGCCGGCCCGACGCGAGCGCTGGTGCCGCCCGATTGAGCCGGGGTTCCTCGCCGAGCTGAACCGGCGCAAGCCCACGTCGATGGAAGCCTTCGCCCGGCTCTGGTACGCCCGCTCAGGCGGCACAAGCTCCGACTGGCGGCGGTGCGCGGAGCGGCACTACGACCACAGCCGTTACCACCTGCTCAACCTCCACGCGACCTTCTCCACCGAGCGGCCCGCACACACCATCGAGTTCCGGGCCTTCAACGGCACACTCCACGCAGGCGAGATAAAGGCGTATATCCAGCTGTGCCTCGCCATTAGCGCACAGGCGCTGACCAGCAAGGCCGCCAGCCCCACACGCCCGGTCACCGATAATCCGAAATACACCTTCCGGTGCTGGCTCCTCCGGCTGGGCTTCATCGGAGACGAATTTGCCACCGCGCGGGAACACCTGCTCAAGCTCCTGCCCGGCGACGCGGCTTGGCGGCGGGCTTCCTGACACAGGGAACCACCGGCACAGCTTTCAAATCAACCCGCCTGACGATGGCCTCCGGCACAGGCCGAAACCCCGAAAGGGGTCGCGGGAGCCACAGCTTCCAAATCAAACCGCGCACAGCGCAGAGAGGACACATTATGAACGAGCACACCTACTGGAACAGCAAGGGCGAGGAACAGGCCAAGTACGACGAAATGCAGGCGGCGGACTTCCCATATACACAGGCTTCCAAATCCCTGTTCCACAGCTACTACCGCTATTACAACGACGGCGACCTGCCCGGCTGGGCAAGAACCCGCTGGGACATTACCAAGTACACCTTTGACTACGGATACCAGCAGCGTGCGCTGACCGCCGCAGGCGAGGAGGAGTTCGAGCGCCGGGTCACCGAGAGGATTCAAATCGAGTACCGCCGCTTTCAGCGCACACACAAGCCCGCCTGACGATGGCCTCCGGCACAGGCCGAAACCGGCACACGCCGGTCGCGGGAGCCACGGCTTCCAAATCAAACCGCGCACAGCGCAAGGAGGAACACCTTATGAACCCCAAGCACATTCGAGCATTTTACATCGGTCGTCAGCGCTTTCATGTGACAGACCGGGGCGACGGCACACTGCAGGTCAGCAGCATCCATCCCTATGACGAGACTGACTACCATTGGGCTTATCAGGCTTCCAAATCCTGCTGGCACATCTGCCGCGAAGGCAGAAAGTTCAGTGTGCTGGCCAGCATGGACGGCTCTGAAATCGCCCCGGAGACGGTCGCGCAGTTTCTACTGAAGGCCGACAGCGACGCACATCTCAAGCCCCGCCGCGCCATCTGGTGAGCTTTGAAATCAAGGAGGAACACCCATGAAAGACACGCTTCTTACCGACGAAACCATGGAGCTTATCGCTAAGCTGTACTCCTACATGGATGAGGAAGAAATGGCCAGCTGGTCAATGGAAGCCGCACAGGAGATGGTGGCCGACCAGTACCGCTATAAAATCGAGCACGGCTATGTGCTCGGTCACTACGACCCGGCTGATTTCTATGAAGTCATCTCCGAGTTCATCCGGCAGGACACAGAGCTTTGAAATCAAGCGGGGCGGGAAGCACAGACACCGCTTGACTTTCCCGCCCCGCAGAGTGATGAATGTCACACCCCAGAGAGAAATACCAAGGAGGACACAGCCATGTGCATCATTTGCGTTTCCAAATCCGGCGAACAGCAGCCGGCCGACACCACCCTCCGCGCCATGTTCCGGCGCAATCCCCACGGCGCAGGCTATATGTACGCCCGCGACGGCAAGGTCACGATTCACAAGGGCTTCATGAACATCGAGGATTTCCTTTCGGCGGTACACGCCGAGCGGTTCACCCCGCAGGACAGCGTGGTCTACCACTTCCGAATCAGCACACAGGCGGGTGTAAATGCCGCCATGACGCATCCGTTCCCGCTTTCAAATCAGCCGAGGATGATGCGGGCGCTCGACCTGACCTGCCGCTGCGGCATCGCTCACAATGGGGTCATTCGTCTGACCTCCGACCCGGGCAACAAGCGCTACAGCGACACAGCCATTTTCATTACCGACTACCTCTCCAGAATCATCCGCCGAAAGGCTGACCTCAAGGATGAAGCCACACTGGCGCTCATCTGGAAGCTGGCGCAATCCAAGCTCGCCATCATGGACGGCGACGGCTACGTCGCTACGGTCGGACACTTCATCGATGACCACGGCCTGCTCTTCAGCAACGACAGTTACCAGACCGGCTGGTGGTACTGAGCCGCCTGCTTCCAAATCAAGAATTGCCGCCTGCGGGCGGTTTTTCTTGTTGCGGCGGATTCGGCCCACGTTGGCGCGTGTCGGGCTTTCAAATCAAGGGCGAGGAAGGATTCGGCCTTGGCGGTGCGGGCCGCACGTGGGGCCAACGTTGGCGCGACGTGGGCAAAGAAAAAGCGCCGGGCAAATTGCCTGACGCTTTCAAATCCTGTTGCGCTATTTGTCTACGACGCACTCGGCGATCTGTATCCTGCCGTCTGTGCCGGTCTTGAACATGATGATCGCCGCGCCGTCCGCCGCCCGGTACTTGACGTAAAAGGGCTGTGTCCATACTTCCGTAAGGCCGGGGCAGCTTTCAAAAGCCTCAAGGCGGTACTCGCTGGCGTTCTCCGGATCGTCCCGGCACATCCGGTACAGGTGGATCAGTGTGTCGGCCTGTTCCTTCATCACCCGCTGGAGTACCTCAGCGGCGGGCAGCGCTTCCAAATCGGACGGCGGCCTGACCGGCTGGAACGCAGCCCAGCTGGTCAGCGGGTAGTCCTGCTTCATGAAGGCCAGCATCGCCTCCGCCGTGCCGCAGGAGTCGCACACATACAAGTCCGCCACACGGCTCAGGGCGTTGGTGCAAACTGGCTCCTTCATGGTATCCGCTCCGCAGCGCGGGCACAGCATATGTTCCCCGGCTTGCTGCCGGGCTTTCAAATCCAGCAGCCGCCGTTCCATACGCTCAGTCATTTTGCTTCCTCCCTTCGACTACGGTGCAGGAATCCACACCGTACAGAACGCTCAGCGAAGAACCGCAGTCCCAGTTCACAAGGATGTTCCCAGCATCGTCCACACCCACCACCGTGCCCATGGCACCGGCTTTCAAATCAGGCCGGTACGGGTCGTCCATCTGGAGAAGCCGGACGCGGCTGCCCGCCGTGTAGTGTGCCCGGAGATGCTGAAGTGTCTCAGACGTTGGCCTTTTCATCGCCGGTCACCTCCTCCTGTGCTTCATCAGCCTGTTCCAGCCGCTCTTCCCGGTGCTGCCTGCGAATCTCCGCCCAGCGTTCCTGATGGCGCTGCGCCTTTTCGACGCTGGGGAAGGCGCTGCAGCCTTTCAGGTTCTTGAGCAAGGCATGCCGGGCGGCTTTGAAATCGGGGCCGCCAAAGCCCAGCCGGAGCAGCCAGCCGCGCATGAAGTACTTCTCAGCCTCCGGCTCTTGGCGCTGCGGGTATACGCGGTGCGCCGACTTGGCGAAGGCGACCATCTTGGTCATGAGCAGCATCCAGAGCATACTGTCCTCCGCCATCGGGAAATCCATCCGCAGCTGTTCCGCTTCCAGTTCCAAGCCCTCAAGGTCGCCCAGCGCTTTGAAATCCCGCAGCAGCTCGGTATAGGCTTCGAGGTTCTCCGGCGTGTATTCCTGCAGCCGGGTAATGACCGTGTCCTCAATGCGGATGCAGGCGGTGCCGAGGGCTTTGCCCAGCAGGTGCTGCTTGCTGTAGAGCATGTAAATCAGGTTGGTGATGTTCGCCACCGTCAAGTCTTTCGCCGGAACGCCAACCTGAATGCGCGGCTGTTCCGGTTCAGGCTCCGGCTCCATCCAACCCTTGGAAATCAGGAACGCCTTCACATCGGCGGCCTGTTCGTCGGGTACGTCGACATAGCCCTCGCGGTCAACGGTGATCGTGCCCACCGTGTAGTTGAACGTGGGCGGGCCAGCGTAGTTCGGCTCCATGCCGGTATGCTCTGCAATAGCTTTGACCAGCGTGCGCCGGTCGGGTGCGGTCGTGGTGAATTTCATATTCACGCCTCCTTTTCTTTCGGTATGCCATTCATCACTCTGAAGGCGCTGAAAGTCAAGCGAATGCGATAAGTTTTATCATTGGGAGGCACAGCTTCCAAATCGATGCTGAATATAGCAGGCATGGGAGCAATAACGCCGATGATTGTTTCCGTAGGCCGTGAAAACTTTTCCACAGTTCAGGCAGGTGGCTTCATAGACGGCATTCGGGTTCTGCCGAATCGCCTGCGGATTTTCTGACCACCACTTTCGGCAGCACACATCCGAGCAAAACTTTCTTTTTCGCCCGCGGGTGGGCTGAACAAGCGCCGCACCACAGTATTTGCAGCTGGTGGCAACCTTGGTTTCTGTACCCGCACGCACACCAGAAAGATGGTGGGCTGTGCAGAAATTGCGGACGGTATCGCGGCTAAGGCCAAGCTGTGCCGCAATGGCCCGATACCCCAGATTGCGTTCCCGGAGTAATCGAATCTGTTTTTCCTGTTTATAGGTCAGCGCCATGTTTTACCACCATCACTGTTCCCATGGAAACTGGGGCTTTCCGAAATGCCCGTAGGCTGCCGTTTTATTGTAATCGACCGCTTTCAGATGGAGCGCTTTGATGATTCCGGCTGGGGTCAAATCATACTGCCGCTGTGCCAGTTGGGCCAGTTCTTTCTCCGCCACTGTTTCTGTGCCGAAACAGTTCACGTTGACCGACACAGGTTCCTTCATCCCGATGGCGTAAGCCAGCTGGATTTCACAGCGTTTGGAGTATCCAGCAAGCACAAAATCCCGCGCAATCTTCCGGGCCATGTAGGCGGCGGAGCGGTCTACCTTGGTGGGATCTTTGCCGGAGAAAGCCCCACCGCCATGACGGCACATGCCGCCGTAGGTATCGGCAATGATTTTCCGGCCCGTCACGCCGGTATCCGCAAAAGAACCGCCCTGCACAAACCTGCCGGTAGGATTCACCAGCGCTCTGAAATCTGTGTTCAGGCCATAGGCTTCTGCGACCTGTACCATAATGCCACGGACAATCTCCTTTACCTGCACAGTGTGTACGTCCGCCCGATGCTGTGTGCTGATGAGGAACGTGTCGATCCGTCCGGCTTCGTAATCGTAGGTCACCTGCGCCTTGGCATCCGGCAAAAGCAGCGGAGAGTGCAAATCACGCAAGGTCAGAAGCGCACGGGTGGCCAGCATAAAGGGAAGGGGCATCAGCTCCGGCGTTTCATCCGTCGCATAGCCGTACATCATGCCCTGGTCGCCCGCACCGCCTCTGTCCACGCTTCGTGCAATATCTCTGCTCTGGCGGGTGATAAAGGCGGTGCTCTCGTAGCTTTCAGATTCAGGCACACCGATGCGGCGCAGCACATCATGTGCCAGCGCATCGGTATCGGGCATGTGCTCAGACGTAAGCTCGCCTGCCAGAACGATCACGTTGTCCTTGATCAGGCATTCTATGGCCACGCGGCTTTCCGGATCGTGACGCAGACAGTCCGTCAACACAGCGTCCGCGATCTGGTCGCAAATTTTATCTGGGTGCCCGCAGGACACCTGCTCGCTTGTAAACAGCATTTTCAATCCTCCCTATGTACGGACAGGTGAAAGGAGTAAGCCCCGCCCGGCCAAAGAAAAAGGAGCGGGATATGCTCCCGCCCCTCGTCTACTCTTGGCATGATATACTATACCACAGAATTTGGTTCATGTCAGTTCCTACTTAGTTTCACTTTAGTTCCACCTTTGTTTCACCCTGCGTCAACGGCTCCAATCTGTACCTGCAGCGCGTGGGTGATCTGCTCCATGAGCTGCTCGTCCAGCACAGCGCCCACTCTGTTTTGAAGCTGTGCCTTGTCAATCGTGGTGACCTGCTCAGCCAGCGCGACGCTGGTCTGGGTAAGCCCGGTGACAGCGTACCGATGCAGCACCACATGGGTCGGCATGTGCATGGCCTTGTACCGGGAAGTGATGGGCACCACAGTGATAACTGGCGCGTGGGCGTTGGCAGTGTTGTTACTGACAATGAGCACAGGTCGGAAACCTGACTGGCAGCAGCCGGTGGGCGCTCCCAAATCCGCATAGTAAATATCCCCTCTCCGGCACATGTTATCCCTCCGTTCCCAGCATATAAGCTGCTGTTTCCTGATCGTGCTTCTTGTACATCGCTTCCAGCGCGGTCATGGCCCGCTTGCGCATCCGATAGACCGTGGTGTGGCTGATGGCATATTTCTGCTCGACAGCCTCCCACTTCAGCTGTTCCACAACCAAGTCCCACATCACCGGCTCAAGATCGGCAGGGAGGGAGTGCAGCGCGCTTTCAAAGAAATCCAGCTCGTCCGATACACACCGCAACCGCCATTCCAGATGCTCGTACCATTCCCGGTTCATCCGATTCAGGCGGTCGCGGTAGTTCATGGCGATCTGGGCCGTTTTATCCGAAAGGCTGCTGGTCTGTACCCGCTCGCCCTCCTGCTGCGGGGTATACATGCTTTCAATAACCTCCTCCGCAGACAGCCCCCGGAAGTGTGCGATCTGGTAGGCCAGACACTTCCTATCCCGCACCATGTCCGGATACTCCGCAATCAGCTTTTCAATTCTTGCGCTCATGTTTTCCCTCCAACTGTGTCCTGACCGCTGAAATCAGAGCCGCCTGTCCTACGTCCTTTCGTTCCAGTGCCCGCATGACATCCTCGTCGTGTGTGCCTGCGGCGACGATGTGGTGGATGACCACCGCGCCCGCGCTCTGTCCCTGCCGCCAGAGACGGGCGTTGAGCTGCTGGTACAGCTCCAGCGACCATGTGAGGCCGTACCAGATCACCGTCGAGCCGCCCTCCTGAAGATTCAAACCATGTCCACCAGAAGCGGGATGCAGAAGTCCCATGGAGATGCGTCCGGCATTCCAGTCCGCGATGTCCCTACTGGTATCGATGACGCGGCTCTCCGGGAAGCGCTCCTGAATCCGGGCGAGGTCATGCTTGAACCAGTAAGCTACCAGCACAGGCTTGCCGTTGGCGGCCTCTGCCAGATCTTCCAGAGCGTCCAGCTTTCGACTGTGGATGGTGATCGCCCGGCCCTGTGAATCGTACACCGCGCCGTTGGCCATCTGAAGCAGCTTGCCGGACAGCGCAGCAGCGTTCACCGCGTCGATTTCGCCGTCCTTCAGCTGCAAAATCATTTCCCGTTTCAGGGTATCATAGAGCTTCTGTTCCTGCGCGCTTAAATGTACCTCCACCCGGTTCATGGTCAGCTCCGGCATTTTCAGGTGATCCGTGGCCTTCATAGAAATGCAGATGTCGCCGATCAGCTCATAGATCTTCTGCTCCGCGCCCTCCCGCAGCTTATACGAGTACACGATCTCCCGATTTCGCTTATCCGGTACAAAGAAGCGTTCCCGGTAGTGGGTCAGGAATCGTCCGAGGCGCTGCCCCATATCCAGCAGGTACATCTGCGGCCACAGGTCAATCAGGGTATTGGGCGCGGGCGTGCCGGTCAGCCCGATCACCCGGCTGCACAGGGGGCGCACCTTTTTGAGCGCCTTGAACCGCTGTGCCTTGGCCGACTTGAAGGAGGACAGCTCATCAATCACCAGTGCGTCAAAGCGCCATGTGGTATGCTCCACCAGCCAGCTGACATTTTCCCGGTTGATGATATAGATCATGGCTTTCCGGGAAAGAGCCGCCCAGCGCTCCTTTTCGCTGCCCATCACCAGCGAGTAGGTCAGCCCCTTCAGATGTTCCCACTTGGCAATCTCCCTCGGCCATGTGTCCTCGGCCACGCGCTTGGGAGCCACCACCAGCACACAGCCCACATCAAAGCTGTCCAGCAGCAGATCCCACAGCGCCGTCAGCGTAATGACGCTCTTGCCAAGACCCATATCCAAAATCAGACCGCAGTATGGATGAGACAGCACAAAATCCGTTGCATATGCCTGATAATCATGAGCACAGTATTTCATCCAGTATCCCTCCAATCGCTTCCGGTCTATCCAAGCAGTACACCAAAAACCCAAGCCCTTCCAGCTGCCTTTTTCTGTGTACTTGCAGAGGACGCAGCTGTTTTCCGGGCGCTTTGCATTCCACAAATCCCACTTTGCCGCCCGGAAGCAGAATCAGACGGTCAGGCACACCATCCAAACCGGGAGACACGAACTTGGGCGCAATACCGCCCATATGCCTGACCGCTGCCACCAGCTTTTGCTCCACCGTTTTTTCTCTCATGCGCTTCTCCTTTTTTGGTTGTTTCCGATTGCTGTTGCCGATAAGCCCTAAACCTTCTCTCGCGTGTACGCGGGTATATGTACCTGTGTTTCTACTATTCTTTATCTCATTACCTTTAGAAAGAATATTGGAAACACAGGCAACAAAGCAGGGAACCTGCCTAACGGCGGGGGCTTGGTCTGTTTCCGATCAGGTTGCCAATCCCCGCCATAGGCTACAGCGGCAACAAGAATCAGGTAGCCGGTGTTGTCGAATCGGCAACACGAACGTAGGCTTTCTGCACCCCGTAACCGGGAATGCGCATCTTGCCATTGACATTACCATCGTACTTCTTCCAGCCGCCCAGCTTATACAGAATCCCCTCGATTTCGTAGGAGTCGGCCTTCTTCAGCGCTTCGCGGGCTTTGCCGAAACACTCGCACCAGATTTCCATGGCGCACACCCGGTCGCGACGCACGGTGCCCTCCGCAGGCGTTCCGAAATCGCTGCCGCCAAAATAGCTGCGGCGCTGGTACAGGTCATACTTGTCCCAATCCGCAGGCAGCAGCCGGTCAAGGTAATCCAGCACCACGCCTTCGCGGTCATCCGACTCCATCGCTTCCCGCTGCTGGGCATAGGCTTCCGTTGCCACATCGTCCTTGAGGAACAGTTCTTCACCGTTGCGATAGGCATAGACTGCCTCCGCCCAGATCTGGTCAATGTCCTTCATATCCCACGGGTGCAGCTTGCCGCCGCCCGATACGCGCACAGGCCAGAAGCGCCGGTTGCCCGTGATGTCTCGCAGGAAGCCGCCGTCGCTGTTGGTTGTGCCCACAATGATACAGGATCGCGGATGGCTCTCCACGGACACACCATAGGACTGACGGTACTTATCATCTGTGCGCGTGATGAACGACTTCACCGTCTCCACATCCATCTTCTTCATGCCCGCAAGCTCTGAAATCTCCAGCAGCCAATAGCCCTGCAGCTTTTCCGGCGCGGTCTTGTCCTTCATATCTGCGATGGTCAGGCTGTCCGAATACCACTTCTTTCCCAGCCGAGCAAAGAAGGTGGATTTACCAATGCCCTGCGGGCCGTTCAGCACCAGAATGGAGTCAAACTTCACGCCCGGCTCATAGATGCGAGCCACACCAGCCGTCAGCGTTTTGCGCGTTGCCGCCCGCACATAAGGTGTATCGTCCGCGCCGAGGTAATCGATGAGCAGCGTATCCAGCCGGGGCATGCCGTCCCACACAAGGGATTCCAGATAATCTCGCACGGGGTGGTACAGCCGCTCTGCCGAGGTGACGGCCAGCAGCGCGTCCTTGAATTTGGTCGGCGACCAGATGCCATAGCAGCGCTCGAAGTACAGCTTGGCGCAAGCCAGATCGGTATCGCTCCAACCGGGCTTTACCTGCTGCCACGGGAGTGCCTCCCGCACATCCAGCAGATTGCTGAACTGGTTGTACACGATGCCCTGCAGATTCGGGTCATGGCGCAGGATGGCGCTGATGTTGGCCATGGTGTCCTTGATGGTGCCGTTACGTTCCAAATCCAGCTGTGCCTGCCAGTTATCGTCCGCTTTGAAATCCTCCTGCGCCTGTGCCGCACGATCCTCCGCCAGCGTTTTCTTTACGCCTGCGTCCTGTACTGCAAAATCGCACATAGCCTTATAGGACGGCAGCTTGCTGGGCGCTGTGTCGGCGGCAACCTTATCGTCCAGATTACGGAACCTGTGAATGCGCACCAGATCAAAGGCGTTGAGCAGCTGCCCGCAGGCCGGGTCGGTGGCATGGTGGCTGTAAGCGAACTTGCCGTCGTAGAGCACCACACCTGCCGAAGAATCCGCAGGCACATAATCGTAGCGGCCTGCCATGGCGCTGGGATGGTACACGTCGGACAGGAAGGTATCAATGGCTTCCTCAATCGAGTACGTCCGACAGAAAGCGCCCACGATGCCAGGCTTGGCAAGCGGATCGGCCTGCTGCTTGCGCTGGCGGTCGATGAGCGTGCTCTCACGGGACGAAGTTGGAAGAAGACTCACATCCCGCCAACCGGGATGCGCGGAAAGAAAAGCGTCCGGGTTGAGCCATGCGCCGTCGAAGCGCTCGAACACATACTCGCCGTTGCTGGGCGTGGTCGGCCAGTACATCAGCTGATGAGCGCGGTACGAGCAGCTGTCCACGCAGTCGATTCCCCATTCCTTGGCCAGCAGCCGGGTCAGCGCCAGATATTCCTCCGGGGACACATCCCGCGTCAGCGGCGTGATGATGCGATACCTCGGCGCTTCCGGCGTGTGGCTGTGAGTAGAATACAGGCAGGAGGCGTACTGGTTCAGCATCCGATAGCGTTCCAGAAAATCCGGATCGGCGCTGTCGATGTCGTGGGTCAGCATGGAGCGACATTCCACATTGGCCGCTTTTCGCCGTCCCTGCTTGAGCCATCCGCCTACCATGCCGCCCTTGTCCTTCGCCCGGTCGCGCTCGGCCTTGGACAGCTTCGGATATTCCTCCACCGTTTCCGGGGTACGAATCGTGTTCTTCAGCCGCTCGCACAGCGCATCGAAGGTGATGGTTTTATTCGACCAGACCTTGGCAAAGCAGCTGCTGCCGTAGGCGATCTTCAGTTCTCGCATGATACCTGTACCTCCTGACAGTCCTTCGTAAAGTAGCGGATGGTCTTATTCCGGCTTTCGGCCTTGCAGATTTCCGAGGCCATGCCCTGTGAAATTGTCTCGCCGAACACCCAGACCTCGTTGCATTTGGTGAGCAGCAACCGGCTCATAAACAGCGCCTGCTGCCGCTGCGCCGGATCTGTGTCGTCCATGAACTGCGGGAACAGTAAGTGGGTAGCGATAGGCACACAGTTTTTCTGCACCGCAAACCGACAGTACGCCTGTGCCCGCCTGACGTTCTGCTTTACGTCGCCCGCGTAAGGGGAGCAGATATACACGATAGGCCGGTAGACGGCATAGCTTGCCCGCAGCTGCTTTACCGCCTGCTTTTCCTGCTTGCGTTCCTTTTCGATGCCGGTGAACGCCTCGTACACCGTGGGGTCATGGTAGCCTTCGTGGTTGTATTTTGAAAATCGCATGTGCGCCTCCTTAATCCTTCTTGTAAAATGCACACTCATAGCCGTCCGCCCGGAGCACCAGCCCTTTCGCCCAGGGAGGCGTTCTGCCCATCTGCTCACAGACAGCGTCCAGAGATACACGGGGATCGGCTTCGAGGATGATTTCATCGTGAACATGCGCCACGATATCGCAGCAGCGCAGCGTGCGCATGGCGTAGCACAGCAGGTCGCGGCTGATGCCCTGCACGATGTTCTCCACGAACTTGGGGCCGTAGGACTCGATGCGCTCCCACTTTTTCGTCGCGCCCACGCCCATATAGGTCACAGCCGGAGAGCCGAATTGGTTTTCGCCAATCCGGGGCTTGGCGTAACACAGGTTTCTGCCGGAGGGCAGGTGAATGAACAGCATCCCGGACTGTACATGAAAGCGAATACCGTGGGCATAGGTGGAGGTCTTATCACGAACTGCCGTCATAACCGCTTCGTCCACGTCCCACCACAGCCGGGTGATGTGCGGATTGGCGCTGCGCCACTGCCTGACCAGAGTCGGTAATTCTTCCTCGGTCAAGCCCATTTCCAGTGCGCCCATGGCCTTCAGTGCGCCCACCGAGCCGCCGTAGCCGAGAGCCAGTTCGGCGATCTTACCCTTCTGGCGGAGATGGCCGTTAACGCCATGCTTTTCCACCGGCACACCGAACATCTGGCTGGCGGAGGCGCAGTAAATATCGCCGCCGCGCTCGAACACCTCCATGCGCCACTGCTCACCGGCCAGCCATGCGATCACGCGGGCTTCTACCGCGCTGAAGTCGCTGACGATGAGCTTTCTACCTGCGCTGGGGATAAAGGCGGTGCGAATCAGTTCAGACAGCACGTCTGGCACAGAACCGTACCGCTGCTGAACAGCTTCGTAATCGCCGTACCGCACACGTTCTCTGGCTTCAGCAAGCTCCTCCATGTGGTTCTGGGGCAGGTTCTGCAGCTGAACATTGCGTCCGGCCCAGCGTCCGGAGCGATTGGCCCCGTAGAACTGGAACGCGCCGCGCACACGCCCGTCCGCACAGGCAGCGTTGCGCATGGCGATATACTTTTTCACACTGGACTTGGCCAGCTGCTGCCGCAGAATGAGCACTTCCTTCAAATCAGGCGGGCAATCCTTGAGCAACGCCGTCACCTGCTTTTTGCCGAGGCTCTCGGTGAGCACATCATGCTCGGACAGCCACTTTTTCATCTGCTGCACGGAATTGGGGTTTTCAAGGCAGGTCAGCCTTTGCATCTGTTCCGTCAGCTCGGCGCGGGAACGCATATCCATCTGGATGGCGCTTTCCACCAGCTGCCGGTCGATGGTGATGCCCCGGTCGTTGATCTCCTGATCCTGATGGTACTGCTCCCACACGTCCTCCGGCACGGGATATCGGCGCAGGCGCTTTTGAATGCCCATCTCCGTTTCCACGTCCCGCAGGTTATATGCTTTGAAAAGCGTCCATTTTTCCGGCGCGTCCTGCGGCAGATTACGGGTACGACCGCCGTTTGCTTTGGTGGCGGCACAGGGCTGGCAGAAGTAGCGGATCAGCTCTTTGCCTTCGCTCAGCTTCTGCTTATCCAGCGCCAGCGCCGCGCCCACGCCCATCAGAGACAGAGGCAGGCCGAGGTATGCCGACCAGATCATGGTGCAGCGCCACTGTGCCGGATCAAGGAACTCGTCGTTCGGCATTCCCAGATACCGGGACAGGCACACGCGCTCAAAGTTGGCGTTGAACGCCCACTTGGTGACACGCTCATCTGTAAGCGCCGCGAGGATTTCTGCCGGGATACGCTCGCCGCTGGCCAGATCGACCACCTGCACGGGGCCGTCGTCCACCGAATAACCAAGCAGCAGAATTTCAAAATCAGGCGCTTCGCTGTAGCGATAGACCGAGGATTTATTCAGGTCAACGCTGGAATAGGTTTCTATATCAAGGCTGATGTGGTTCAATGAGGTTCACCTCCATAGAAAAAGGGCGGCGGGAATACCGCCATGGGAAACCCGCCGCCTCGGTCGTGTGTCAGCTGAGGAAATCCTCATCGTCGTCCACCGGCTCAAATTCCTCGCTGGCCTTGGCTCTGCCGCCGAGGGAATCGCCGTCCTTGAGCTTCTGAATGTTCCCCAACCCGGCAGCGACGCCGCGATTGCCGTTGGAGTTATAGCCGTAGAAGGTCACGGTGATCCTGCCGTAGCAGCCGGAGTACACCTCGGTCTGGTCAAGAATGGGCTGCACCTGCTTGTCCACCACCTGCGGCTTCTCGCGGCTGTTGGCGTTCAGGAAATAACATCCCGCATACGCCTCGTCCTCCGGACGGTCAATATCGCCGTCCCGCAGGGGCAGCTTCAGGTTCGAGGGCACTTTGCCGCCCCACTTGGGCAGGGATTCCTGCTTGGCCACCTCGATGGCCGCCTTGATGGCGCTAACCGTCTTGGTATCCGATTTCGGGATAATGGCGCTGACGCTGTATTTCGGCTCGCTGCCGTTGACGCTATCCGGCTCCCAGCAGTGCAGGAAGGAAAAGCGGCACGGGATCATAACCTTCTTGGGATTGGAAAAGCTACTCATCTTCTTCATACCTCCGTGAAATCATCTTGGGCGGTGCTGGCAGTGACGGCCTCGCGCCGGTCGGATTCCGGCACCAGCGTCAGCTTGCCATGGGGTTTCGTAACATACTGGCCGAGGATGGAGCGGAACTGCTCCTTGCCCATGAGCTTCTCCATCTCGCCAATACCGATCAGGGTTTTCTTGTAGATGTCCTTGTAACCAGCGGCGGTTGCTGCCTGCACCACGTCGGCTTCGTCCGTGTACTTGCGAATGCTGCGGCCTTCGACCACCTTGAAGCCGGGCCACGCCTTTCCGTGATTGACGGCCTCGTCCTGTGCGAAGGCGTACACGTCCGCCGACCACTTGGAAAGCTCGTCCGCCTTGCCGATGATCTCGGAAATCTCCGCATCAGACAACAGAGCGGGCTGACGGAAATCCATCTTGGCCAGCGCCAGATAGCTTTCCGCACGAGCGCGGCACTGGTTCCGGGCACGGCAGAAGCGACACCATGTGCCAGCGGAGAAATCGCCTGCGCCGATGAGCGCCTGCGCACCGGCAGGACGGAGCACTTCGTTGCCCCAGCGCTTCAGGTATTCGGGCGAAACGCTCCATGTGGAGGAATTGCCAAGGCGCGGCTGGAAGATGGTCATGCGCACCGTTTCGATGTCATAGAGCGCCTCGGCCATGTGCAGCACACCCAGCCCGTAGATCATGAGCTGCGGGTTTTCCTCCGCGTGAACCTCCACGCCCTTGCCCAGCTTCAGGTCAATGACGTGAGCCACTTTATTGGTGATGATGACCATGTCCGCTGTGCCGAAGCAGCCGTCCACATACTCGGAAGCGTCGATGCGCTGTTCCACCAGCAGTACGGGGCTGTGACATTCCCGGCGAGCATCCTCAATTTCACCAATGACGAAGGACACATACTCGTCCACCGCTTCCAGCAGCTCGTCCTTGTAGTATTCGGACGTGGGTCGGGTGGTGCGCTGCTTTAAGTGCTTGCGAATCAGGTGCTCGGCCAGCGCGTGGCCAGCCGTGCCCTCGGCGGCGTATACGCTCTCGCCCTCTTCAAACTGCTCTTCCAGCAGCAGGGAAGGCGGGCAATGGATGCGGCGGTTGGCCGCCGAGGGAGAAAATCTTGCGTGTGTATCCGGCATTACAGTTTCCTTGCCTCCTCCATGAGTGCGGCGTAATCCTCCGGCTTCACCCCGGAGAGCTTGCCCGCGTCGTACTTATACAGCAGCGCTTTGACGGCTTGCGTCTTGCCTTCGCCGCTTTTTTCAGCCAACAGGGTGCGCACCTGATCGATGGTGATCTGAGGCGCGGCGGGCTTTGGCGGCGTATTGTCAACCGATTGTGCGGTCGTTTCCTCCGGTGCTGCTGTGTTTCCCTGAATACTGTCAGCAATGCTCTGGAGGCTATCTGCCAGAGAACGCATATCCTCCACCACATCCAGCAGGAGCTTGACTTTGCTCATATCCTTTCCTTTCCGTACCAGCGTCAGGCTGGCACCTTCGGCATTCCAAAGGCGGTTAGGATACTCTGAATCGTTTTCTGCTCATCCGGCTGCATTCCGGGCATGAGCTTGCGAAGGAGAGCTTCCTGATCGCTGTGCAGGTAGCGACGGCCATAGTAGTATCCGTCCGCGACACGAACACCGCCGCCGTTTCCTTGTACCGTAAAGATGGGTGCGGAGCAGCTGAGCGTCTCGATATCCCGAAGGACAGTACAGCGACTAACGCCGAATTCTGACATGAGATTGGCGACGGTTTCCTGTCGCCGATCCGACAGCAATTCCAGCATCGCCTGCCGCCTGTCGAGCGCACTCTGCATTTCCACACCCCCTTTCGCTTTGGTGAATTCATGATAAAAAACAAAGGTCGCACCTAATGAGATGTTTGAAAAATTTCCCTGCTTTGTTCTCCTTTACCATGAGTCCCGAAAAAGGGCCAAACTTACAGGGAAAAAGAAAAAGGCCGGAATAATGCTGGACATGTTCATCCAGTCATTACTCCGGCCTTAGTGGTGGCGCTTGGCCCCGGTGGTCAGTCAGTAATGTGTGTGAAGGACGCGGGTATTGATCCTTTCACATGATAGATCTTGGCTGCCGCTTCCGGCAGCTTGCGGTGCGGCTGTATGCGCACCGTTGAAAAATCATTCAAGCGCAGCTTGAAGCAGTGTTGGCAGCGGGGGCACTTGATGGAAACATTGGCGTTGCCTGCGCCCTCAATATAGACCTCTCCTTTGTTACACCATGGGCATAAAACCTTGATTTCTTCTGCCATCCTGTTCCTCCCAACAAATCAGGTATTCAGGTATACATCATGCCGGGCATCGTAACCTCATGGCGACCGTCTCCCGGCATATGCAGGTCGCCCATGAGGGAAGCAGCGTAAATAGAGCGTTTCCCAAATCGGGAACGGATTTCATCCACACAGTTTTCCAGCTTCTGGCGCTTCATCCGCGCATTTTCGTCTCCAAACATATCCAGCTGGACAGGACGCTCCTCCGGAACGAGGTTGATGGCCGTCACGCAGACGGCTCGGACGGGCTTTTGCCAGTGATACCATTTCTCCAGCAGCACGCGCCCTGCCTGTGCGATCTCCATGGGGCTTTGCGACGGATACGGCAGCTGCATCTGATGCATCATGCCGTCCAGCTCGTTTTCCCGAATATAGAGCTTGACACCTTTGGCACACAGGTGATATTCCCGCAGCCTGTGGCCAATATCCTGTGTAAGCTCCAGCATAACCTTCCAGACTTCTTCGTTCTTATGCAGGTCACAGGAACAGGTAATGCCGTGGCCCACGGACTTAATGGGAGCCTCATAGCCGTCCGGCATAACCCGCGATCCATCCTCGCCGTTGGCGAAGATCCACAACCCCATGCCGTTCTTACCAAACCAGCTGGTCAGGATCGAAGGATCTGTCTTAGCCAGATCGCCGATGGTATAGACACAGCGCTCCATGAGCTTTCGAGTAGTGGAGCGGCCTACATACAGAAGCTCAGACACAGGAATGGGCCAGATACGCTCTCGCCAGTTGGAATCGTCAAGTACCGTAACCGCGTCCGGCTTTTTCATATCCGAGCCGAGCTTTGCAAAAATCTTATTGAAGCTCACCCCGATGGATACGGTGATCCCCAGTTCATCCTTGACTGTTTGCCGAATTTCCTCCGCGATCTGTTCACCGCTGCCGTACAGCTGAGTGCTTCCAGTCACATCCAGCCAGCATTCGTCCATGCCATACGGTTCCACAAGGTTCGTGTAACGCAGGTAGATGTTCCGCAGCAGCCGGGAGAATTTGCAGTACTGATCGTAATGTGGTGGCACCACGATCAAGCCGGGGCAGGCTTGCCGGGCTTCCCAATTCGCCTGCCCGGTCTTTACGCCCGCTTTCTTGGCCAGTTCACTCTTGGCCAGCACAATGCCGTGCCGCTCTTCCGTACTGCCACAGACGGCCACGGCTTTGCCGCGCAATTCAGGGTTCAAAAGCATCTCGACGGATGCGTAGAAACAGTTGGCGTCGCTATGCAGGATGCATCGGTTTCGCATGGTCATCCCTCCAAATGAAGTTTAACTTCATCTTTTTCCTTCAGGGGTATTGACATTGTACTTCATGCACGCTATAATAATCATGAAGTTCAACTTCGTGATTCTGATTATAACGCAGTTTAACTTCATTGTCAACAGGAAAATCAAGAAGTTTAACTTCAAGAAGGAGGACTGAACCATGAAGTTCGGAGAGAAGGTCAAAGAGCTTCGCGCCAAAAAGGAACTATCCCAGCCTGCATTGGCCAAACTGCTGGGTGTAAGCACACGCACGATTGCTGCATATGAAAGCTGCACTTCCTATCCTCGTCGTCAAGAGATGTACGACAAGCTGGCCGAAATTTTCGATGTATCTGTCGACTATCTCCGCACCGAAAATGAGGAATTTATCACCGATGCAAAGGAGCGCTTTGGCAGTCGCGGAGAGGCCCAGGCGAAATCGATTCTCGAACAGACGCAACAGCTGTTTGCGGGTGGTTCGCTGTCGGAGGACGATGAAATCGCCTTTCTTCGTGAAATGCAGCGGATCTACTTGGACTCCAAGGAACGCGCCAAGAAATACACACCCAAGAAGTATCTGAGGAGCAACGATCACACGGATGTGTAACTCACTGCCTCATGACGGAAGGGGTATGCAATATGAACAACGCGATTTATCTTGAAGCCGAACGGCTACGAAAGAAGTACAATACCCGTGACCCGTTCGAGCTTTTGGAAGCAGCCAATGTGGTGGTTGATTTCACCCGCGAGTTTCCGAAAAACGGGCTGAAAGGGTTCTGCACCATCATCAACCGAACGCGCTATGTGGTGATAAACGCTCGGCTCTGCGAAGAAGAACAGCGCGTCGTAGCCGGGCATGAAGCCGGGCACATCATCCTTCACATGAATGATCTGAAGATAGGAGCATTTAAGGATAGCGATATTTATCAGGCGAAGAGCAAAAAGGAGCGGGAGGCTAATTTCTTCTCTGCTGATTTTCTGATCAGTGACGACGAGGTGCTGGATGCCATGAAGGCTTGCGATGCGAACTTCTTCACGGTGGCCCATGCCCTGTACATTCCAGAGCCGTTTTTCGCCTTTAAGCTCTACAGCATGGTGGAGCGTGGGTATTCGATGAAGATGCCCGTTGAATTGGACAACACCTTTTTGGCGAACTAATGGGAGGCGGTAGACATGGCAGAAGCAAGACCTGCCAAGGTATATGTGAAGGTGAAGGTCGTATTTACCGAGGAAGGACAGATGCGGCCCCGCGCTTTCGAATGGGAAGATGGCCGGGTATATGCGATTGACCGCGTCAAGGACGTCAAGCAGGCGGCAGCACAGCGCTGCGGCGGACAGGGAGATCGGTACACGATTGTGGTACGAGGTCAGGAACGACAGCTGTTTTTCGAGCGCAATGCCTCTTTGACCGGGGATAACATTGGACGTTGGTTTATTGAGAGGAAGCAGGCATAAGGGGGCAAGAAGCATGGAGAAACTGACCATTCAGGATGTTCGTCATGGAAATAAAGAAAATTGTCATCAGATGTTTATTCGCAAGAGCAAGCTGACAGATCATGCGGATGCTGTTTTTACTGTGTATGGCAATGGCATGTCTCCCATCATCCGCGATGGCGATATGGTTGCGATTGCTTTTGAAGATACCCTTGAGCCGGGCGCTATTGGCATGTTTCTCGTAGATGGGCAGATTGTACTGCGCCAGTATTACCCGGATGGGTTACGGGCTTTCAGGCCGGAGCTGTCCTCCGTGGATATTTCCTGCAAAGAGGGTTATCAGATCGTAGGCCGCTTTATTACGGTGATTACCGAGGACATGCTGCCAAACGAAGAAGAACGAGCGATCTTGGAAGAGGCCATGTAAGGCAGGAGAACGATGATGAGCACAGAGGAAAGCGTCAGGAACGAGACAATACATCCTGACACAGTGGTCAATGCGCGGCTGCTCGGTGCCCAGCACGTCAAGATTTCGTATAAGCGTATCGTGGGCAGGTGTCACAGCACCCTGCATCCGGGCAAGCTGACGCGCAGGATTATGGAAGAACACAACTGTCTGGGCAAGCGGTGCAGCCATTTTGAGAAGTACGAAGAAGCCGGATACTGGCGGGAACTTGAGCGCAAGCAGAAGCTCAAAAAGGTTGCCAAAACACAGAAAGCTGCCCGCAAGCAGCAGGCAGCGGAAGAAGCAGAGTATTTCGAGGAGCTGAAGGTGCTATTCCAGTCGTATGCGGATGAGGCGGGCTATACCATGCAAATCACTCGTGTGCAAGGAGTACGGGCCACGATCTATGTCTACTACGTTTCGGACTATCCCTTCGCGGATGGAAACCGATTTCCGGCATTTTTGAAATCAGTACGGTTCTTTTTCCCTCATCACCAAATCGTACTGCGTCATGTGATGAATCAGGAAGGCCACTTCCTGACGAGAGAAGAATACGCGCAAATCAAGCGCTAAGACGACCCTGTAGCGGGAGGCGCTGAATATGAGAAACCTTTTTAGAAAGCTGATCAGTGTGCTGCTTATAGTGGCATGCGTTTTCATAAACACATCTGCGTTTGCGGAGAGCAACCTGACGATCCACTTTCTCGATGTAGGACAAGGCGCAGCAGCCATTATCCAGTGTGACGGCGAAGTCATGATGTTTGACGGCGGCAGCGCAGGAAACAGCAGCTTTATTTACTCCTATTTACAGAAAATCAAAATATAGTTTTTGACTATCTCTTTATAAGTTCTCATAAGCCGGTATAGCCTGTATTTACAGGCTTTCCGGCATTTTTCAAATCGGAAGAAGCTCTTATATATTCTCATTTCCCCTCATGTTTTCGCGTCCAAAAGTAGTAAATCAAGTAGTAAAACCTCTATCTACTACTAAGCAATCAGCCGTTCCATTTCTGCCATTGCACTATCAGAGGTAGCATGGGCGTAATAGTTCAGCGTCATGTTGATGTTGGAATGTCCCATGATATACTGCAATGCTTTCGGGTTCATTCCGGCGTTTGCTAAATTGGTACAGAACGTATGGCGTAGGGTATGGGGCGTTGTCACTTTCGGTAAGGCTTCCTCATGGCTTTTGTTGTACTTCTTCACAAGCCCCCGGAACATGGTTTCAAAGTTGACTGCTACTTTCGGTAGCCCGTTCCGGTTAAGGAATAAAAATCTGCTGTAACCGCCGACAATAAAATTGTCTGCCCGTCCCCTGTCATTCAGCACACGCTTGAACGCTTCATAGACTTTGGTACTCATTGGAATTTGTCTGATACCGCTTTTTGTCTTTGGCGTTTCAACATGATACCCAACTCCCGATACTTTCAAAAGCTGGTGGTCTACGTTGATTAGCTTATGCTCAAAGTCAATATCGCTTTCAGTCAGTCCGCAGAGTTCAGAAATGCGAAGCCCTGTTCCTAACAGTATGATAATCTCGTCGTAATACTTCTGATAGACTTTATCACTCTGCACAAAGGACAGGAAAGACGCTTCCTGTGTTGGGGATAGAGGTACCTTTGGTTCGGTGTTATCTTCTAAAACGGTGTTCAACTGGAAGTCAAAGGGATTTTTCCTAATGCAATCGTCCTGTATGGCTGTGTAAAAGGCAGCTTTCAGAGAACGCTTGTGATTGTTGATTGTCTTGAATGAATAGCCCTTATCTTTCATGCGTAAAGCCCATTCTTTCGCGTCGGACAGCTTCACGCTCTCAATGCTGCAAGCTCCAAGACTATCTTCTTCCAAAATCCTCATAAGCTGCTTGCGCCCCTGTTTTGTGCCATGCCGTACATTTGCCCGGTGCCTTATCTGCTTTGCGTAGAGTTGGCAGACAGTCATTTTCTTTCCCAACGTGTCAATCCCGTCGTCAAGGTCTTTCTGTATCTCTTTTTCCTTTTCCCGAAGCGAAATATCTTCACGTTTTCCCGCCGGGGTCTTGTCGGTAGGTACTAACTTCCAAGCGTAAACAAATTGCGGGTTCCCAAAGGTATCTATATATTTGTAAGCATATCTTCCGTCTTTTCTCTGGCTCTCTCCTGTGCGTAAAATGCGGTTCCTGTTATCTCGTCTTTTCTCCGACATTGTTCGTCATGCTCCTTTCCATGACGGAAAGAGCCTTGATATGCTTGTATCTATTATACCACATTCAAGGCTCGATTTCACTATATAACTTCCAAAGTGTCAATGAATTTTTCAAACTGTTTTCGCTTGATTTGAATACGGTTGCCGTTCATAATCACCCACCCGGCAGCCGGGTTTTCTTCCGCTAATTTACGCAGCTTGTTTTCCCCGATACGGAAATATTTTGACGCTTCCTCAATGGTGAGCGTGTACTTCTCCCAGATAGGCACATCAGTAATATTCATTAAAATGTCCCCCTTTCAATAGAGTACAATAGTTTCAAAAGTAGAAAGAGAGCTTTAATCGGACGGTTATTAGCATAACCTCATGGGAATTGCACCCCCGCATGGTTCTCATGCAGGCCTACCCATTGCCTGCGACGCTCTTAACGCTCGGACTGTGGCTGTAAGGAAGTATCATTGTATATTTTGCGTGTCGT